AATCCTCTTGATATGGTGGAAGCTATTAAAATTTACTTAGAAAATGATGGTGAAGTTTTAGTGTCTGATCCTGATGATCCAACAAATATTGTTAGCATGTTTCCTGAATTCACACCTTGGTATCGTGGATTTATAGGAGAGATAGAGAAGAATGGAGAAAATAGGTTTATTTCATATGGAATTGTTGAGGAAGGAAAGAAGGGTGCTATTGAAGTTAAAGAATTACCTGTTTCTTTGTGGACTTCTAATTTTGCAGAATTTTGTGAAGATTTAAAAGCAGATAAGAAACTCAAGTCTGTATCAAATTATTCGTCTACAAAGAACGTTCATTTTGTACTCACGGAAGGAGATGATTTTAGATGCGATTTGGATAGTTTAAAACTACACAGCTATCTATACACATCCAATATGGTAATGTTCAATGAAAAACTACAGATAAAGAAACACGACACTGTAGACTCAATTTTAGACAATTTTTGTAGAGTTAGATTTGAGTTTTACGAAAAGAGAAAAAGACATCAGCTTGATGCATTAGAAAAAGAGATTAGATATCTTGGAAATAAAGAAAGATTTGTATCAGAAGTGGTAAGTAAGACTATAAATATTATGAATGAGAATGAAAGTGATATAATAAAAGTGTTAACAGCACGAGGTTATGATGAGGATCCAAAAAAGAATGAAGGAGAAGGAGGTTATGATTATCTTCTTCGAATGCAAGTTAGAACCTTTACTGCCGATAAGATTAAACAACTTAATAATGATATCATGTCTTTGAAAGAAAAATTGGATAAATTAAAATCTAAGAGTGAAAAGGATATATGGCTTTCCGAACTTGAACAATTTGAAAATGGTTACGAAAAGTGGCTTCAAGAAATTGAACAGGAAGAAGCGGTTGCAAAAAAACGCAGAGCAACAAAGACAAAAAAGTGAAGTAAAATTAAACAACTTAATATATACTTATGTAATAATACTCACAAAGTATTATTATAAACTTTTTTAAAATTGAAATAAAATTATTTGATTATAATAATTTTGTAAAATGCTAACTTTGAAAGAATGTCAAGACTTGGCTATCAACAGAGGTGGTAAATGTTTATCAACAGAATATATTAACACAATCACACATATGCAATGGAAATGTAAAGAAGAAAGTCATCCGTCTTGGCCTGCTACTTTCAAAAATATTAAAAAAGGCAGATGGTGCCCATTTTGTGCAAGAAATGTTAAATTAACTTTGAAGGAATGTCAAGAATTTGCTATTAGTAAAGGTTGTGAATGTTTATCAACAGAATATATTAATGCTCGTGTTTATATGGAATGGAAATGTGAAGAAAATCATACTTGGTCTGCTACTTTTGACGCGGTTAAAAATGGAGGTAATTGGTGTCTTATTTGTTCAGGTAATGCTAAATTAACTTTAGAAGAATGTCAACAATTGGCTATTAGCAGAGGTTGAGAATGTTTATCAACAGAATATAAAAATAAAGAAACACTTATGGAATGGAAATGCGAAAAAAATCATACTTGGTTTGCTAAATTTGGTAATGTTAAGAACGGTGGTTCTTGGTGTCCTACGTGTTCAGTAACTGCTAAATTAAGTTTGGAAGAATGTCAAAAATTGGCTATTAGCAGAGGTGGTGAATGTTTATCAACAGAATATATTAACTCTGAAACTAATATGCAATGGAAATGTAAAGAAGGTCATACTTGGTTTGCTAAATTTGGTAATGTTAAGAACGGTGGTTCTTGGTGTCATACTTGTTCAGGAAATGAAAAATTAACTTTAGAAGAATGTCAAGAATTGGCTATTAGCAGAGGTGGTGAATGTTTATCAACAGAATATATTAACGCTCATACTCATATGCAATGGAAATGTAAAGAGAATCATACTTGGATAGCTAATATTAATAATGTTAAGCACGCAAACACTTGGTGTCCTACTTGTTCAGGACATAATAAATTAAGTTTAGAAGAATGTCAAAAATTGGCTATTAGCAGAGAAGGTGAATGTTTATCAACAGAATATATTAATAATCAAACTCATATGGAATGGAAATGTAAAGAAGGTCATACCTGGTCTGCTGTTTTTAACAGTGTTAAGCAAGGTTATTCTTGGTGTCCTTATTGTTCTAAGAGTCGTTCGGAAAAATTATGCAGAGAAATATTAGAAGAATATATCGGTTTAAGATTTCCAAGTATTAGACCAGATTGGTTAAAAAACATAACAGGATATAATTTAGAGTTAGATGGTGTTTGTGAAGATCTAAAATTAGCATTCGAGTATCAAGGAAAACAACACGATGAATATATTCCTTTTTTTCATACAAATGGACCTAGCGATTTTGAAAGACAACAAGAACGTGATAAATTAAAATTAGAATTGTGTAAAAAACATAATATAGATGTATTTATAATTCCACCCACTCTAAGTTATCAGAATGAAAATGAGTTAAGAATTTTTATCAAAGAAGAATTAATAAAACGTTTAAATTGCGAGTTTCTATTTTTAGAATGAAAATACTAGCATATTGTAATAATACTCACAAAAGTATTATTATAAGCTTTTTGAAAAATAGACACGACATATATTTGAAATTATTATGATTTTTCTCTAAAAAAATTAATACGTTTTTATTTTAAATTAAAAAGCTAGTATCTATATATAAAATGATAAAAGTAAGTGACTATGTGATTGAATTTTTAATTAAAAAAAATATTGACACAATTTTTACATTATCTGGAGGATTTATTGGTCCCATATTAAACTCTATTACTAAATATAATCTAAAATATTATTGTTTTTGTCACGAACAGTCTGCTGCTATGGCTGCAGATGCATATTATAGAATATCGAGAAAACCATGTTGCTTGTTAATAACAAATGGACCTGGAGCATCAAATACACTTACAGGGGTAATTGGGGCATTTCAAGATAGTATTCCAATATTTATTATTTCTGGAAATGTACCATATGAACAAAATATTGATAGTCAAGAATTACCATTAAGACAATTAGGTGTACAAGAGTTAAATATAATACCTATTGTAAAATCATTTACAAATTATGCGTATAGTATTAAAAATTGTGAAGATGTGATAAAAGTACTTCATACCGCATATGAAAAATGTGTATCAAAACGAATGGCTCCTGTATGGGTAGAAATACTACTTAATGTTCAAAATAGTACTATTGATGATTCCAATTTCATTGAAAATAAAATGATTCAAGAAGTATCCATTAAAACGGATTATGATTTTATATTAAATAAAATAAATGAAGCAAAAAAACCTTTATTTCTAATTGGTAACGGGATTTGGCTTTCTAAAACAGAAAACATATTTAAGGAAATAGTAAAAAAAGCAAATATTCCAGTCGTTTCATCGTGGTTAGGAAAAGATATACTAAGCCATAATAATGAATTATATTTTGGAAATATTGGTATACTTGGTGAAAGATTTTCTAATTTTGCAATACAAAAATGCGATTTATTAATTATACTTGGATGTCGACTAACTATAACACAAATTGGTTATGATTATACTAATTTTTCAAAGGAATCGTATAAAATAATGGTTGATATTGATAATAATGAACTTAACAAAAAAACTATAGATATTGACTTGAAAATTAACGATAATTTATTAACATTTTTAATTAATATGAATACATATACATTTTTAAATACAATAAGACAAAAATGGATAAATAAACTTCAATTTTGGAAAAACAAGTATCCAACATACAATGATAGTTATGCAAATCTATCAAAGGATGTAAGTTCATATTTTGTATCTAAATATTTATCAATTGCTTTAAAACCACATACAACTATTGTTACAGATACAGGTTCTTCTTCATTTAGTATATTTCAATCACTTTTTCTAGATAAAGAAAATACACGATTATTTACATCAGCTGGTCAATGTTCTATGGGATACGGATTACCGGGCTCAATAGGTGCTTATATTGCGGATAATAAGAGAGATATTATCCTTATTGTGGGTGATGGAGGGTTTCAAATGAATTTACAAGAATTGCAAACTGTTATTTATTATAAAATACCTTTAAAAATATTTTTATTTAATAATAATGGTTATTTAGCAATTAAATTAATGCAATGTAATTTATTTAATGAAAATTATGTTGCTTCGACACAAAATTCAGGTGTTAGTTCACCCGATTTTTGTAAAATATCAGAGAGTTATGGTTTAAAAACATTTAGTATAAATAATAGTAATGAAATAGGTATAATAAACAATGTAATGAATTATGATGGGCCGTGTTTATGTCATATAAATATGTGTGAAAATCAATTAATTATTCCGAGAGTTCAATCAAAAGGTGATAAAAAATCATTAGAATTTATGTTTCCATATATAGACGACAATGAATTAAATTCAGATTTGAATGAAAATTGAGTCTGATTCTATAAAATGGTTTGACATATTTGTATCAAACAATTATTTAACGTTAACATAAATAGAAAGTATATGGAATTCACAGAGTATGAAGTAAATATCTATAGTAAAAGATCTATTGCTAGTATATTTTATCCAAATGTCCTCAAACCAGGTGATTAAAAACAACACACAAAATGTGTTGTTTTTATAAATCATTATCATACATATATTATGTGTCTTACTTTACGAAATAAATTAACTTATTTAATCAATGAATTTAGAATCATAGATGGCAAGACTTTTTTCTAATCCTAAAAATTCAATATTAATTTGGTTTAATTTTTGATTATCTCCGCAATAGTTTTTATCAGAGTCTTTTTTAATAATTTTCATTTTGTCATAATCTCCTATAATCAAATAGGCTATATCTGATAATTTATATTTTGTATTATAACATATATTAATAGTTTTCTCTAACACTGACTGTTTTTCTATGTGATCAAAATAGAATTTAATTATTTTTACAAAATCATCTTCATACATAAAATCAAAATATTTATCTTCAAAAATTGTAACAAAGCTATTTTCATCGCTTTTCTTTTTTGTCAGAAAGCAACTTTTAATAAATCTATCAGGTTCTTCGTTGATATGAAAAATATTAAAAATTCTAAAATTATACATATTCAGATAAGGTAAAGATCTTTGATATATAAGATATTTAGAAAAACCATAATAATCAGTTGGTACATTATATACATCTTCTTCTTTTCTGTTTAAAATATCAGTTGAACGATCATAAATTGCTGCTGAATCAAAATTAATAATCATTTTAAATTTGTCTGCAAATTGTAGTAAATTCTCTACCATTAGTAAATTTAAATATACAACGTCGTCAGTTTCTTCTTTTGTTCTTCTGCCTCCTATTATAGCACTATGAACCAATATATCAAACTTGTTTTTATCTAAGTAACTTTTAATAGCAATTTGATCTAAAACATTTAATTCTGCACGCGTTAAGTTTGTTATTTGGTAAAGTTCTGAATTTAAATTATCTTTAATCATTTTTGCTATATTTCCATTTCCTCCTGTGATTAAAATTCTCATTTAAAAATGTTATATTTAATGTATAAATGTTAATTTTAAATATAAAGAAATATAAAAATGTTATAAATGAAAATAGTTATATATACTTATCATTTCCAAGAAAATAGTGGTGGTGTTCTAGCTCTTTATAATTTAGGAAAACATATCAAAGACTTAGAAATTCCAAATATTTGTGTAAAAATGTTTGATAGTAATAATCAAAAAATAATAAATTCATGTTTTAATGATTATATAGATATAAATGATATAGATGATAATGCAATTATAATATATCCTGAAGTTGTTCAAGGAAATCCTTTAAATAAACCGTATGTTGTAAGATGGATATTAGCTCCTATTGGAATGAATTGTAATTCTAATATTGCAAATATATGGGATAAAAACAATTTAGTTTATTATTTCAATTCAGATGTAAAATTTGTTCAAAATCCAGAAAAAATCGGAAATATATATAAATCATTGACTATAATACATATTGATCCAATTATTAAACGAACTAATTTTGGTGAGAGAAGTGGTATTTGTTATACAACACGTAAACAGCGCGCTCATAAAAATCCGATAAATTACTATATTTTTGAAGATAAGTTATATGAAATACCATGTTTTAGTAAATCACAGTGTGTAGAATATTTTAATAAATGTAAAATGTTTGTTTCTTATGATCCATTGACGTTTTTTACAATTATGGCTGCAATGTGTGGATGTATTTCAGTTGTATATCCATTGGATAATTTAACTAAATTAGAATGGATAAATACAAGTGCTGCTGCTGAATATGTTAAAAGTAAAGGCTTAGATAATTTATATGGTATAGCTTATGGTTTAGAAGATATACAATATGCAATGGATACGATTCATTTAGTGAAAGAACAATGGGAAGATATACAAAAATTTAATAAGGAAATGTCAATAGTTCCTTTTATAAATGATATTCATAATTTTGAAAATATGCAAAACACTGTTCAAAATAATTATTTTTGAAAAATAGTTTAATTTTTATAACCTTAAAGGATATAAAACTTTATTGGTAGTTAAAAAATTCTTTTATTTTATCACATACATAATCACAATCTTCAATTGTCATACCATGATGAGCCCCTAACAAAAATCCTTCAGCCATAATTCTATCAGAATTAGTAAATTCTTCTAAATATTGACGATAAATTGGATGTCTAGTAATATTTCCTGAAAAACATACTCTAGTTTGAATATTATTGTCTTCTAAGAAGATTAATAAAGACATGCGATCTTTTGTCATAAAAGGAATTGCTAAATAATCAGTATTAAATTTATTTATAGGTAAAACTATTTCTTTAACATTTTTTAAATTTTCAATATATTTATTAAAAATATTTCTTCTTTTCTCTGTAATTTCTTCAAGTCTTGAAACTTGAACAAGTCCAAAAGCAGCATTTACTTCAGAAGATTTCATATTATAACCAACCGCACCATATAAGAATTTATAATCATATGGAATACCATCAATATTATATTCAAAACGAGTTTTAATATCTTCTGAATTATCACCAATCCTTCCCCAATCACGGAACATTGTTGCTCTTTTAAGTAGCTTTTCATCATTGAACATAACCATTCCACCTGAACCACATGCAGTTATTAAATGACTTGAATAAAAACTTGTAATTGCGATATCAGTTTCTTCTGTAGAAGTAATAGTATCAGCTGAATCTTCAAATAAAATAATATTAGGACCTACTAATCTTCTTATTTCAGCCCAATCAGGTTTAGAACCTATAAGGTTTGGAAGTATAATAACTTTAGTATTTTCGGTTACTTTTTCTATAACTTGTTGTGGTGAAGGAACATATGTGCCGATCTCAACATCACAAAAAATAGGTTTTAAATTACATTGTAAAATAGGTGCTACAGTAGTCGAAAAAGTACAAGCTGGTGTTAAGATTTCTGTCCCAGGTTCTAAATTGAGAGCATTTAAACCAAGTAAAATAGCAGAGGAACCACTATTAACAAATAATCCATATTTTTTACTAAATAATGTAGAAACTTCTTTTTCAAATTGAATAGTTTTAGGTCCAAATCCAGCTAACCAGCCATCATTTAAACAATCTATAACTGCTTTAATTTCTAGATCAGTGTATGCTTCTTTTTTATTAGGTGCGTACCAAACTTTTTTATGTTGTAACATTTATATTTATATAATATTTTATTTTAAATCTTTTTAGTAAATCTCAACAATTGCGTTTCAAACATTAAAAATACTATTTTTGATAATAAATTATTAAAAATGATGTATTAGCATATATGTAAATTGTTGATCAAGTAAGTGTAAATGTAATTCATAAATTTTTAAAAGTTGTGATCAAAAACGACTTTTTATGAACAAAGATACATTGTTAATTTTCTTGTTGAAAGTGATACAAATATATTGTAGAAAAAATGTAAACTCTGGAAATAACAGTCAAATATATTTGTGGTCAATTAATTTTATTGATTAGAAACATTGAATAATTATACGAAAAACTTAAGCGTAAGCGTACGGAATCAACTCTTTCAATCAATAGTTATTAGCCTTATTTGTTATAATTCTCCTTATATTTTATTAAATATTCCCTTATAACAGTTTTAATATTCTTTGTATTCGGATAAAGCGTTTCTAATCGCGTAGTGTCCAGGAAATTATTAGAACGACCATTATTTAATACTTTTTCTTGATCTTCCAAAGAGAAATTTTTCCATTTGAAATTAGGATCCACAATATCTCTAAACATTTCTAAGATTTCATTGTGTGTAATTACACCTGGGTTTGTTAGATTAATTGTTCCAACCACTTTATTTTGCATCATATCCAATACTTTTGGAAGTAAATCAGGTAAGACAGTTATAGAGTTTGGAATAGAACAAATCTTCTCATACTTTGTAATCTTAGTTATAAAATTACTGTCATTAACTTTATCAGTTATAGGCATTCGAATCCTAATATTTAAAACTTGCTTATCGAAGAAATGCATTAATTGATCCGTAAAGCCCTTGCATATCGAATAGGAAGAGCCAAAGAAGTTCGGAATATCATCTTCTGTGAATCCACTACCTGTTTCTTGATTACCAATAACGTGCTTATCGTCATAATTAAATATACAACCGGTGCCTAAATACGAATAATGAATTCCCAAGCGTTGACACATTAAGGCCAATATTATAGGAGAAAACAGATTATCCCTAATATTTTCTACTAATTTGCCTTTATTCTCTAGATAATCGATACTATTATATACCTTATCACCAATCGTACCGTGTGTACGTCCAATAAAAGATACAATATGGCTTGGGTTTGTGACGATAATTTCTTGTTCTAAAGTTACGACGTTGTCTACTCTAGAGAGCCCTTCTACATAATCAACACCAGATGTCTTCACAATTTCGACAAATTGTGAACCAATCCAACCTTTGGCACCATAGATTAGGATTTTCATTATTTTATTAAATACTAACATATGTTTTTAAGTCTTTTTATATGAATTTATTTTATTCTATTAGAAGTTCAAATACTATAAGTTACTAAAACATATTAAATATAATATAAACAATATATGTTATGTTTTTAAATAATCATAAATCACAATGTGAGATATATCATTATGGTGACATATCTGGAGAAACTGCAAATTATGTTGCTAAATTATGTAATATAATTGGAAATCTAGAAAGTATACATTTAGAAAGTATTGTTAAACGTATTTATAAAGATTTTAATATCAATTATTATGATTCTATTACAGGTAAAAATGTGCTTTTTGTTGGACAATCGTTACGCGGATGCTCAACAAATATTAACGGATATCCAGAGAAGTTAGAATCATTGGGATGGAGACCAGAATATTCAATTGATAAAATCATTGAAGATTTATCTTCAAATATATAAAATGTATTTGTGAAATCAAAAAGCTTAGAGAATCATAAACTAATATATTTAGTTCGATTATATTATACGAATCTTACTTTTTTCATTTAATGTTCCAAATAAACGATCAAGTGTTGTGAAATACAAAGAATAGTTATATGATGATGTACTACCATACTGATGATGAATCCAGTGTAAGTATGGTGAATTCATAAACCCTGCTTTTTCTATTCTTAATGGATAAGTATGTATATAGGATGCCCATATACTATTAAGTATTAAACATATAAAAGCACAGTATGCATTGTAATAAAAAATAAAAAATGGAGTAAAAAAGCTAAGATTTTCAAGTGTCGCATCTATCCAATGGCTATATCTTGCACAATGAGATCCAATCGGCTGACATAAATGATGTTTTTGATGTATCTGATAATATAAGAAAACGTGACATAATCTATGTAAAAAGTAAAATGTTGTATCAACAATCAAGAAATACAATAATGATAATAATCCATCAAACAAGTGTGGTATTCCCCATGTAAACCGATAATATATTAAATACCAAGTAAGTAAATAATTTATTATATTACCATGCCATTCTTCAAGTGCTTGCTTTTGCGTTGATACCTTAAAATGTTGTTGATCGACTAAAAAAGATGAAACTGAATAAAGAGTAAAATCAATAAATGGTGTTAATACCATTCCAATAAAACCAAGAATATAATCAAACATAATTATTTAATAATAATAAATATATTAATCTTAAATTCAGATTAATATGAATTTATCTTGTTACAAATTATACTTAATTTGTTTGTATAGATATAAAAATCTTATTTAAGAATTATACCTTAGTAATAAAATGGCTTTAACATCTTTCTTATACGATTCAGAGTCACCGTCATTGTTTCTTAAATCTCTAGAAACAACATATAATGACAATCAGGTGTTTGAAGAAAAGAAAATTGCAAATGAAACAAACAAGAATATTACTAATATGCTTTCAAAAATTATTAGTCAAAATGAGGAAATTAAAGAAAAATTAGAAAAAATGGTAACCTTTAACATATCTGGATAATAATAAGAAACTGATTCTAGTGGTAAAAATGAAACTATCAATACTCTTATAGGCTCAATAATAGTAGATTAATTATGTAACAAAGTTTAAATTTGAAACACTACACTAAATAATTAATAATTAATACTTTATAAAGTATTAATTATTAATTTTTTTTGAAAGTAATTGTTATTTAAAATTATTACAATTTAATATAAAATGACAAAAACAATTATAGTTACAGGAGGATGTGGATTTATTGGACATCACTTTATAGAACACATTTTAAAAACTACTGATTGGAATATTATTATTATAGATAAGTTAACATACGCTAGCAAGGGATTTGATAGATTAAAAGATGCTGAAATTTTTTACAATAAAAAAATTCGTATATTTACATATGATCTAGTAATCCCTTTATCTGAAGGATTGATAAAAGAATTCGGGGATGTAAATTATATAATTCATATGGCAGCCGATACACACGTTGACAATAGCATTAAAAATCCTGTAGAAATCATTCATAATAATATCACAAGCACTGTTAATTTATTAGAATATGCGCGTTCTTTAAAGAGTTTAGAATTATTCTTTTATTTTAGTACTGATGAAGTTTTTGGTGCTGCACCAAACAACGTATCATTTACTGAATGGGACAGACACAAACCAACAAATCCGTATTCAGCTTCTAAATCAGCTGCCGAAAATATATGTATTTCATATGAAAATACATACAAATTACCAATAATAATTGTTAATGTAATGAATGCATTTGGAGAACGTCAACATGTCGAAAAATTTATTCCTAAATGCATTAAATACATTTTAGAAGGTAAAAAGATCGACATTTTTTGTGATAAAACTTCCACAATACCTGGAAGTAGATTTTATATTCACGCTAGAAACATTGCAAACGCTATATCATTTCTAATTATTAACGGTGTAATTGGAGAAAAATATAATATTGTAGGAGAAAGAGAAGTTAATAATTTAGAAATGGCTCAATCTATTGCAAAAATACTTGGCAAAGACCTAATATATGAAATGATTAATTTTCACGAAGACAGACCTGGTCACGATGAAAGATACTCGTTAAATGGGCAAAAATTATTAGATATGGGATTTACTTTACCGTTAGATTTTGATCAAAGTTTAGAAAAAACAATTAAATGGACTTTAAAGAATATGGAGTGGTTAAACTATTAAATAGAATGCGTAAATAAAAAATCTTCATCGTCTATCTTTTCTACTTTATTATAACCAAGAGACATAATATTATCAATTATTTGTTGTCGAGTAATTATTATATTTTCTTCTTTTCTTTTGTCGTTATTCCAAATTTCGATTACTAAATCAGGAAGATCTTTTTTAAGAGTTTCTTTTGCACCAATCAAAAATTTATCCTCCATTCCCTCGATATCTACAAGCATCAAATCTATTTTATTTAAATTCATATTATCAAGAGGTACCGAGACAATTCCTAAATTCTCTAATTTTGCGATAGAAGCACTCCTTTCACCTGTAATAAGATCATTAGTTGTAAATACATGCATACCTCCATTATTGTTCTTTAGACGATCGTTATCATCATCCATAAAAAAAACACTTTCGTGCTTATCACCCAAAGCTACATTATATATATCAACATTTGACAATTTGTTAAGTTCGACATTTTTCTTCAAATGATCAAAAGTTTTTGGAAATGGCTCAAATGCTGTCACGTGAGAAGCAATTTTTGACATTGGAAGTGTTATAGTTCCAATGTGAGCTCCTACATTTACAAAATGACCTTTTTGTTTCATACGAGATTTTAAAAGTTTAAGTATTTTAGGAGACCATTGTTTACGGTTTAGAATTGTTTTTTGAATTACATCGTTTTTATTACGTATTTCGTAAGAAATACCTTCAATGTTTACTATATTGGAAACTTTTTTAGATTTAGGACTTGTATTATATAAAAAGAAAAACAGAAAGTATAATGTATAATATAAAATTATTAAAAAAAGTATTATTTTAATCATTATTTATTGTAAGACTTTTATTATTTTTTTACATTAATATTTTTTAATTAGGAGTTGTGAGATGGATATTATTTGATAATGAAGTTGAAACAACATTCAATAAATTATCTTTCAACACTGGTAAATCAAAACTGCTATCCGATGCGGATGATAATCCAGACCCTATTGAAGATTTCAATTCATTTAAATTTTGACCCAATTCACACTTTGGTAAACTTAAACATGACCAATTTAACTGTGTGATTAAAGATTCGGTCAAATCGTTATTATTTATTTGGAAATTTTCAAGATGCATCTTTATATTTATAAATATTTATTTATAATTATAATTGTTTAATTATAATTTAAGTAGTTCAATTTTTGAAAAAATTTTTTTTGCAATATTGTGTGCAGAAATACGAGATGAAGGATTCCATTGTAAACAATCATTTAAGATTTCTTCATAAAATTCGCCATAAGAAGTATTTATACGTTTATTTCCAATTTTTCGTGAAAATACCTTTATCCAAGGTTTACATTCAGAAATCTTACCAATTTCAGCTAAATCAATATTTTCTGAGCAATGTGTAGGCATATGTGCAATGTCATCAACAGTCACCATACCACGAATCCGTATAATTCTTGTCAGAACATCAATCTGGTTATCTCCTGTAAAAAGTGGACCTCCATAGGCAAACTCTGCCAATATACAACCAAACGACCAGATATCTATTGAAGTTGAATACATATCACGACCAAGTATAAGACACGGTGCTCTGTAAAAACGAGTGCACACATATGTTGTATTAGGTTGACCTTCTTTTACAAACTTTGCAGTACCAAAATCAGCCAATACAAGGCGATTTGTATTTACATTTACCAAAATGTTATCTGGTTTCAAATCGCGATGCATCAATTGAATTTTTTCGAGAAATTCTAAAGCACAGGCAAGTTGCCACATCATATTATACATTTTATCTATTTTTAGTCTCATTTTTTCTACTGCAAGGCGTTCCAAAAGATTACCAAGAGTTTCGGGCATAAACTCCATTACTAGATACAAAGTATTTTTATTGGTCCAATATCCAAGTAGTTGAACAATATTGGGATGGTTTTCCAACGCAAGTATCTTGCACGTTTCTAATTCTCGATTTATGTGACCTTCTAATTCCGGAACACGCTTGACAGCGATCTGTCCTGTTGGTGTATCAACCATATGTACGCTACCAAATGCACCACTTGCAAATTCTTCTCCAAGAATTACTGGAGAATATTGTTTGAGTTCATTTAAATTATTTTTAATTATTTTAGTTTCAAATGTATTAGACATATTTATATGTTATAAATAAGTTAAATATTTGTTTATCTTATTTTACAAATCCATATAAGTAAGTCTTATTTTATACGGCGCTGAAAGAGTTGGTGAAGAAGAAGTATCATTATAATCATAGCAATAAGGAGTAAAATCACCTCCATTTTTTTGAATTTGTTTACAAAAAGTATCAAGAGGTGATCCATTTTTTAAATTGTTTGAATTATTAATAAAAGTTTTAACAGGTGGTTGATTTGGTTTATTTCCATTTGAAGGATCAATTTCATTACCTTTATCACAACCACTTCCCCATGTGTTATATTTGTTTAACAAAGCTGTATTTTCGGGAGAACTAAAATCAAACAAAATTTTAGAGCATTCATTAAATGCACATACTTGATTACCAGCAGTACAATATGATTTACAATCAGCCGAATCTGCGTTACAAGTTCCAGGTGTTTTGCCTACACATGCTTTAGAGCAATCAACTTTAGCAGGATTTACACATCCTACTGTAAGACCTTTTGAGTATATAGTTTTGTCTAAATTTTGACATGGATTTTCATTAATTATCATTCTTTCTATTTTTTTATTTTCTGTTGTTAATAAATATTCCATTCTATAGTTAATTCCGTCGACTGCACTAGAATCAGCAACCATATCTTTACCACCTTCAATTAAAATAGAACTTTGATATGCAACATTAATTGGTCTGTCAGACTCTCCTGTTTTATGAGGTCTTGGCAATGTTTGTTCCCAAGAATCTTTTAACATTTTTACAGCCATAATAATCCAAGCAACATTTTTTGGTTTAACCTTTTCAGGAATTTGAAGTAAAATATTACCTCCTTTAGGTATAACTACTTCTACAGTGACTTTAGAACCTAATGGATTCCATGCCAAACCGGAAGATGGAATTGTTTTATATTCATTCATTCCCCAATTTACTGGGTTAAATCGTAAAGCTTCTTGATGACCACCAATTTTTTTCCACTGTTCAGATGGATCTTCAAAAATATTTAATTGTAAAAAAACATGCAATGGATTTTCACTTGTATTATTTACAATATTAATAGAACTATTAGGTTGATCATTTAAATTAATCTTTTCACTACTACTACCCGATCCACTACTACCTGATCCACTACTACTACCTGATCCACTACTACCTGATCCACTACTACTACCTGATCCACTACTACCTGATCCACTACTACTACCTGATCCACTACTACCCGATCCACTACTACCTGATCCACTACTACTACCTGATCCACTACTACTACCTGATCCACTACTATTTGAAATAGTATTTTTTACTAAAACAACAAATACAACTATCAAAGTAACTGCTACAACAAAACCAAAAAGTATAAAAATTTTTGACAAATTATCCATTTTTTTATAAATGGATATAAATTAAAACCGATAAATTTTTATTTATTTTTTTTGAAATAAAAAACCCCACGATTCTTCAATTATTTCTTTCTTTATTGGAGTTGACATTCGACCCCATCTTTGTTTTTTTTCTTTCCAACACCAACTTGAATGTAATTCAAGATCTTTCCAAATTTCATATACATAATCTTTGTCACCGTTACTTTTAATCCAAATATTCATTTCAGTATGTTTTTGTAAAGTTCCGACTTTTTTACTCTTGTGTGATGTTTTATTTATTTGATAAACAATAAAACTCATTTATTCTATAGCAGGATAATTTACTGTCATTTCTCCTCGAAATGTTTTTTCCATAAGTTGGTTAATTAATTTTTTATTTTCTACATTTCCAAGAAGAAAACAAAGTTTTGCATATGCAGCCGATGTAGTCATATCATAACCAGATAAAACACCAGCTTCTAAAAGACTAATATCTACATGAAAATCATTAACTAATAATTCATCACATTGAGAGACTGCTACTATAAGAACACCATTTTCAACTAATTTTTTGATTGTGTGAAGAAAATTTTTTGACATAGGAGAATTTCCAGATCCATATATTTCAATAACTATACCATTTATTGTTTTACTATCGAATAAATTAAGAAATGACGATGAGTCCATTCCAGGAAAAACTTTTATTACAATAACATTAATTGTTGGGTTAATAAATTTTATTTGAGGTTTTTCTTGCGGGAAACTAAGACAATTTTGCAAAGTAAGAAATGGATAATTTGGAGAAGTAAAATGACTTAGAGACCTGTGAACAGCCCTACAACCACGTATAAGTTTGTTATCAGAAGAAATCATTACTTCTGGTATTTTAGTCAATGATGCTAATTTTAAAGCAGATTCAATTTCAAGACCTGTTGATAATATAACTGGTTTTGTTAAATTTTCCATCATAAATGATAAAGCTGAAGCCGTATAAACTAATGTATCTGCATCGCACACTATTACAAAGGTATCATAAGAGTGATATTTTTTTGCTATATCCGAAGCAATTGTATTCCAATCTTTTGGTACAATATCAGAAGATTTTATTAACGGATTATAAGAATAAAAATCGTATTTTCCGATTTTACTATCATAATTTTCTTTAAAATCTTTATCGATATCTCCTCCAGTATGAATAATCTGAATTTTGTTAACAAGTATTTCTTCATTTTTTCTTTGTGTGTTTATGCTAAGATAAACAGATATTGCGGTTGCTATTAAAGCTGATATTGTAAGAAAAATTAAAGTAGATTTCTCATCTTTAGTAAGGATCCTCATTTTATTTATTATTACTTGAGATAAAAGTAATAATAAATTAGCTTTACAAATTCAAATATTATGCTTTACCATATTTTTTAGTAAAAATTGATTTATTAGAATGCTTAATAAATTTGGTTAATCCAGTTTCACAATCACATAGACTTATTAAAGCGGGAGTTCCTCCAACAATTTTTTTGTTTTTATATGTAGTAACGCGAATGTCACTCGGGTCTGCTTTTACACGAGATCGACATCTTACACAATAAAATTCAGTTTCTTTCATTTTAGAAGGCATTTTTATTATTATACATTAATAAAAATTTTAAAAATAATTTATTAAATAAATTTTACTCCTAACATTTTTCCAATTGTACTTAAAACTTGACGAGTTGGAATTGTTTTTCCAGATTCATAATCCGATATGACACTGGGTTGCACATTAAGACGAAATGCTAGCTCTTTTTGTGTTAATTTTTTAGATTGTCGAGCTTTTTGTATCGCTATACAAATTGAAATATTTGGTTTTTCTGGAGCAGGTGGATCTTCACTGTCTAGTGCAAGAAATTTTGTATGTCCTGCAGGATTTGGTGGACGTTTTGTTTGCTCCATAGGTTTTTTAAAAGTTATGCTTTCCCAATCTTGACAATTCATAATGTTTATTTATTATTATTTATTTTTTTAAGACAATTATTACTACATTTTTGAAGATAGTAGTAAAGAAAAATGTAATCAAGTTAAATTATTACAAATGTACCCAATAACCAAATAAAAGTTTTGGTATAACTATTTGAGAAGATGTTAGATGTGCATATTCACGACTCCATTTTTCTAATTTTTGAGGCAAGTCATCGTTTAATTCACTCCACTCTTGGATTATTACAACTGGTAATTTATTACTAATAAACATTTCATCGAGTGCAGATGTACGAGTAATTACTATGCATCCTGCTAATATAGCTTCCCATGTTCTGTGACAATCAATACCATTTCCACGTGGAGATATTATGAATTCGTGTGTACCATATAATTCAATTATATCAACAAATGATTTTTTTTTATGTATAAAAACAATATCTTTATTATGTTTTATTGTTTTTATCATTTTGCTACGTTCTGGATGCGATATTTTGAGGTGTGCATCACATAAAACTTTGCGAATTTTAGGTTTAGAACTTTGAGAAGTGATAAATGAAATTTTATCGTATACAGAATTTCCTACAAGCCATTGTCGAGTATGTAAATCAAATCCTATAGGGATATGTTTTAATTTTTGATGTTTTATACTTCCATCATAATTTTGTGTAAACCACAATTTAATTTTTGGAGACTCAAGCAACTTTTTTACTGTAGAAGTTTTATAAGATGAAGGAACAGAACGATCTCCATCTGTAGTAATTAAAATTAATGGTGTATTCAAAAGATTTAAATTATCAGCTACAATATCAAGATCAGATTTTTTAGATTGTGAATGTGACCCATTACGAATCCATAGAATTTTTGAACTTTCTTTCATATATCTAATCAAATTTTTATATGATGAAATTGATTCTGTATTGCATTTTGAGTAATTACTTGTGATTGGACCTTTTGACCATAGTGGCTTTTTCATCATAAACGCATCTTTTACTATTTGTGGATCTTCTTCTATAATGCTTTTGTAAATGAAATAGATAAATATAATAAATAGAATAAATAGAAAAATAGATTTTATCATTTATGTATTAATAAGATTAAACTTTATAATAAAAAATTAATAAACTATGAAATTTATCATTCAGAATGTAATAATTAAAATCATCTGTTTATACACTTAGCTTAACATTTTGTTTGATCTGTAGGTTTTTTAAAAGTTATTTTTTCCCAATCTTGACAATTCATAATGTTTATTTATTATTATTTATTTTTTTAAAACAGAGGTGTAAACATTACTAATTGTTTAAGTTCATCTTTGAAAACTGAAAACTGATCACCTAATTTAATTCCGTGTATTTTAAAATTTTCTATATAGAACATATATTTAGTAAGCAACTTACGCAATTGTTCAAAAGCATCTTCTTCGTCAATACTATCAGTATGAGATAAATTAATAAGATGTTGACCCTCTTCATCTATTTTTTGAATAATTTCATCTTCATCTTTTCCAATATAATAGTTATTTATTGCACTCATACTAAAAAAAGGTAATGGAAAATTTCTTAAATCTATACAAGTTTCTGATTGAGATTTTGCACTGATTTTCTTAAACTGCAGTTTATCTAAAAATTCACGATAACATATAGAATGTGAATCTCCTGTATATATTATTATATTATTAGCTCTTTTAGGTTGATCTTTATCATCAGCTCCTTCATAGGGTTTTTTTTCAAGATCAAAATCTTTAAACATACGACAAATAGTATACATATCAACAATACTATATAATAAAGTATGGCATAGATCAAAAACAATGTTTACAGAAGATAAATAATCGATCATATTCGTTTTTGTGTCTAGTATAATAGATATATTGTCAATCCATTTTTGTTTATTAGAATATACAAATGTACGAATGTTTTGTTCAAAAAAATCCGTAATTTTTTCATATAATTCTCGATCTGTAATTTTTTTTAGTTCGTGCTTAACATATTCATTATTATACAGTCGGTCCAACCAAAAATTTTCTACATTATCATTTGTAAGATAATAAAAGAAATTACATCTTTTGTTTAATTCAATAATAATATTTTTTATTTTGTCAAATGTTTCTTTAATGTTTGTTTCTTCAAGCTGATCTAATTCTTTTTGTGTTATCTTGTAAGCATTATAATCCTCAACAAGTTTATATATATATTCATCGTGATGAAAACTCATAAAATAAATATTAGAAATATACTTATAAAAATCATTATATTGATTATTATTTATTCTTCTAACATCAACATAGTTAACTCTGGCCAAACGACAAGCATTATCGTGTCTTGTATTATATTGTATACATTTTTTTAATTTATTAAACAATTGTGATATACTTCTGCTATTACTAACACCATCATAAGAATCATATTCTTTTTGTTTTCTTTTCATAGAGTTAACTTCTAAAAAAATATCTATAAAAACGTCTGTTTTGTCAATGAGCTCATATATAAAATCTTCAACTAGAATGTTTGGAAATTCACTACAGTCTGCTTTATTTGTGTGATATTCTCCAAAAATATATATCATTTTTTTATATTCTTCGCTCCAATGACAAGTGAGACTAAATGGTCCGCCAATAAATTCAGGCATAGGTTTTTGTACACCATTTTTATGATTTGAAATAAGCTCAGCAAGGACTTTTCTTGGTCCACCTAGAGCGTTTTCTGTTTCAGCAAATTCATAGAAAGCTTGTTTGATATCTTCTGGAGTAATCATAGGATTATCTAATATTTTTGGGTCATATGTTTCAATTATCATATCAACAACATTTTGTAAAGAAATTTTTTTTGGAGCTTGTAGTTCAGATGTTGATTCCATTTATTATAACTTAATTAAATATTTTTTGCACAATTTAATATAATAGTAATGTTTTTATATTTGTAACATTTTTTATGTTACAAATAAATTTACGCAACCATTTCAGCTTTTATTTGTGGTTGAAAATTATAATCAACCAAGATAAAATCTTTTGCAGTTAATGAATCAATTTCTTTCAAATCTTTAATATCTGGAATTTGTAAAGTAGGAAAGGCAAACGGCATACGTTTTATTTGCATTTCTACTTGAGAAATATGATCAGAATATATATGTGAATCACCCATTGTAATATAAAAAAATCTAGGAATTTTATTAGTTAATTTAGCAACAATCATAAGCAAGAGAGATGATGAAGCTATGTTAAATGGAACTCCAAGAAAAAAATCTTGAGATCTATTATAACAAAACATATCTAAAAACTCATTTTGTACATAAAATTGAATAGTGATTGAATGACACGGATATAAAACACCTAAATTTGCTTGCTCAGGATTATATGTTGTCATCAAAATTCTTCTAGAAGTTGGATCATTTTTTATTAAATGTACAACATCAGCTAATTGATCAATACCTTCTTTATTAACTAGTGGACGACCGTTAGTAAGAGCATATTCAGCATTAAAAAATCTCCATTGATATCCATACATTGGTCCCATCACTCCTTTAGCATAAGGAAGACCTAAAGAAGATATAAAATCTTCTGATGTATTTTTTTCCCAAATACGAATTCCTTTTTCTGAAAGTATTGTTGAATCCGTATCTCCTCGAAGAAAAAATAAAAATTCTTCAATAATTCCTCTCAAAAACATTTTTTTGGTTGTAAGAAGAGGAAATCCATTTCGCAAATCAAATTTCATATCATTTTTAAAAAGAGAAATTGTTTCAGCATTCCGAGAAAAACGTTTTTCTCCTGTCAAAAGAATATTTTTAAGAAGATCTAGATATTGTTGTTCACCATCAGATGTTCTGATTAAAACGTAATGAGTAAATTCATCAAATTCAATTTTTTCAGTAATAATAAAATTTTTTAACCATTCCATCTTAAATGAAGTGTCAAACACGTGTTCTCCTTTTATAATAGACATATGCACTTTATTTACAAAAGAAGGTCGTGCAAATGCACATTTGTAAATTGATTCTCCACCAGCAATTATAATATTTTCTGAAGAATAATCAATATCATCTAAGCTAGTTTTAAGTATAACATCGTTATTCCATAACGAAGTATTCAAATTATTATTATGCGATAAACATATAACTTTTCTATCTAATAATTTAGGAAGAGATTCTGCTGTCTTTCTACCAACTACAATAGATTTACCTAATGTTTTTTGTTTAAATAAATTCAATTCTTGTTTGCATTTCCAAGGAAGATGATTTTCAAAACCAATTCCTCCTTTTTCATTCATAGCGACAATTATCTCAGCCATTTTATTTATAAAAAAGTAAGTTTTTTATAAAAATCATTTTTGTTTTTTAATCTTTTATAGCAAAAATACATATTTTTTCATTAATAGAGTCAATAAGTTTTAGTTTATCTTTTACACGTCGAAGATCCCAACTACATACGAACATAGATGTAACAGAATCAGTTAAAAGTTCAAAATGCCAGTTTATACATCTCCCTAGTTCTTCTGGTGGAAGTGTTATTCCACTTTCATTATATTTTAGACAATCTATTTCAACTTCTAAAAACAAATTGTTATTAACAATAGACCAAGTTATTTTTTTTCCAACAAATTTATACTCTTTGTCATTTTTTAACTCTTTAGGTGTCATTTTTTGATATTTAAATGATGTGTTTTAGACCAACTTGTTTATTTTTTTTCCAACATAGTTTTCCATAATCTACCGTATCTTATTACATCGTGTGCTTGTACAGAATCTTCTTCATTAACGTGAATTAATACTTTTTTTATTACATAATCGTATAAATCATAATCATCAATTTCTATTTTGTTTGCTAAAAAACCAAGAACATATGCAGTTGGGTTTTTATGTTCAATATTTTTTAATTGTTCTGCACTATCAATCATTTCTTTAATTTGATCTTTTGTAATATGTATATTCTTAGACTTAAGATTATGTGTAATACCTTTTACATATTGTTTAAATCGTTCAATAGGTTCTTGCATAGCATGTTCTAAACGAGTTTTAGGAATGGTTCCATCAAAATCGTTAAATCCAACACGGTCAAATACACCCATCTCTGCTTGAAAATGAACATCTTCATCTTCATAACTACCTTCGCTATATTCATCAAGTAAAGATCCTGTTTCTTCGTCTGAACTCATTGTTTAAGATTTATAAGTTCAAAATATTTTAATATTAAAAAATAATAAACTAATCGGAAACGTTTTGTTGTTTCTCTTCATTCAAAAAGTCATCATATGCTTTCAAAACTTCAGGAGTCCAACTAAAACAATATTTACATTTACAAACTTTCCAATCTGTTTGATCTATTTTACCAGTTTGAGAATCTATTACTTTATGATATTCGTGTAAAAGATTCTTTTGAATCTTTACATCACCATCCAAATATCTCTTTGCCATTATTACCATATTAATACAAGTTTATCTTTTTTTTCAATTTTGTTTTATATACAAGCGTTTTACAATATTAATCAGAGATAATTTGTAAAGGTTTTATACAAAATTTGAATAATATCGTTAATGCACATCAATTAGATTATAATTATTTATCAGAAATTCTACGTAAATTTTCTAAAAATTTTTCCCAGTTATCCGACATCACTTTTCTATCTATTACAATATGAGGGCCAAAATTGACTTCTAATGAATATAAATTCTTTTTTATTATAAGTTGTTTTTTAGCGAAGTCAATTCCTTCAATACTATTTATACGACCGTCACTATAATTAATATTAGCTGATGTAATTACTTTAAATACCATTGCTATTAAAATAACAGAAATAAGATATTTAGCTTGTTTTACAGACAATTGGTGTTTGTTTTTCATTCTAGTAACATATAACTCTATCAAAAGTTCTTTCATATTTTTTTTTTTAATGTCAACCCATTTTTTTCTTGTATCTTTGATGCTATCTTCTAGTTCCGTGAAAACTTTTTTCTTTTTTACTTTTTCCCGATAAGAAAAAAGACCTAATCTTTTAGTTAATAATGCATAAACTTCTTGATAGATAGTTTCAGCAGGTTTCTTTTCGATTTTATAACTAAATTCTTTTTTTTTATAGCCACAGCAGAGAAATTCTTTAGAAATGTATGTGCCATAAGGAGCTTTTCCGTATGCCAAATCTTCAAAAATGTTTTCCCAAAAAGTATCGTCTGCGTATTGGCAGCACTCAAGAAAGATAGGAAAAAGTATTTCTTTCTTTACAAGCATTGTTGTATATAAGATTTTTCTTTTTTAACTCTTGCAAAAATTAAATTGAAATTTTTAATTTTAAAGATTTAAAACGTAAATAAAAATGACAACACAATGTTATCAAGATTTATCATATATTGATTCTGAAGTAAAAGCTTATCTTCTTGGATGTATTTCTGGAAGCTGTGATGAAGAAATTGTACTAAAATTTAATGAAAAAAATGTTAACAATATTCAAAAATTGAATGTTTTTGCACATTCTGGTATTTCTATTATACATTCAGATGATTTAATGTCTTTTAGAATTACTTCAGAAAATATTATAAAAAATGTTAAAAAACATTTGCAATATTCTAACAATTTTCCACACGGAATTGAAGATGAATTAAAATGGGATTTTTTGAGAGGTTTTTTTGATAGCGTTGGATGTATTTCACTTATTAAAAGTGGATATCCAAAATGTATTATAAACAGTTCAGATAATAAACTTTTGGAAGAAATTAAAGATTTTTGTGGTGTAAAAGTTCAACTAAAACCAAGTGTTTGTGAATTGTCAGGTGTAAATGCTCTTGATTTTTTAGCAAAATTATACAAAGATTCAACAATATATAATATTTCAAATTATAATCTATTTATTCAGATTGCAAACTGTAATTCACATTCTAACCGATTGCCTATATTTAAATGGTCTAGAACTATTCCAAAAGCTCCAAAACCAACAAAGAATCGATTTTCTGATTCAGGTTTTGATTTGCATCTTGTAAAGAAAATTAAAGTTCAAGCAGGAGTTCACTATTTTGATACAGGTATACAAGTTCAACCAGAAAATGGTTATTACTTTGATTTAGTTGGAAGAAGTTCTATTTCTAAAACAGGATGGATGATTGCCAATAACATTGGTATTATAGATTCTAGTTATACAGGATCAATTATAGCTGCATTAGTAAAAATAGATTGTGACGCATTAGACTTAGAACTTCCTTGTAAACTTGTTCAACTTATTCCAAGAAAACTAATTTTAATGAATGCCGTTGAAGTTAATTCGTTAGAAGACACAGAACGCGGGGAAAAAGGTTTTGGTAGTTCTGGAAAGTAAAAAAACACATTTAAACAAATATAATTAGATAATTATCTAATTATATGAAAATTTATACAAAAACCGGAGATGGAGGTCAAACTTCTTTATATGATGGAAGCAGAGCATTGAAATCTTCAATTGCTTTTCAGGTTTTGGGAGAGATTGATGAATTTTCGGCAAGAATAGGACTTTTGTGTGCTCAATTACCTGATACTTTTATTTTACGAAAAATTCAACGAACTCTTCAAGATTTTAATTCTCATATCGCTACTATTGATAAAACAAACAGAAAGTTACCAGAACTTTCTGAAGATCTGGTAACAGAATTAGAAAAAAACATTGATGAAATGGAAAAAACAAACACAAAATTAACAAAATTTATTTTACCCGGTGTGACAGCTCCAGACGCACTTGCTCATTTATGTCGTACACAAGCTAGAAAAGTAGAAAGATTTTTAATAGAGTTAAAAAATCAAAACGTTACTGATATACCGATAATTATTTTTACTTATATGAATCGTGTATCTGATTTTTTCTTTGTTTTTGCTAGATGGATATGCCAGACTTCTGGTAAACCAGATTGTTTTGTTTAGAAAAAGAAAGATTCAATATGTACAAGACAATATCATCAGGTATAAGCTTTTTTAACACTTTTATACATTCATAATACAACAAACCTTTAACACCAATTTCCCAAAAATTATTTTTTAAATAATTGCGATATAAATTACAAAATTTAACATTACATTTATGTGGGATGTCCGCTCTGGCAACCCATGATGTAATTTCGCAACCCGTTTTATAATATGTCATATTTACACAAGTCTTTGCTCTTTTTTTTGAGAGAGCTCTTCCGTGAACAATGTCTGAATTATTATTTTTAATGGTAGTAATTTTTGTCATACAGAGATACATTTTTCATTTTCCATCTTTTTTATTCTCATAATTCAATTTTAAAAATAAATTTTTTATAATATATAAAAAATTATAAATATTTTATCGTGTACGAGCTGCTACTTTCAATACTGGAATGTAATTTATCAAATTACCAAATATTGTTGCTTGTTCAGATATATACTGATCAGTATGAAATGCACCAACAACAAACCCATTTTTTGATTGATCAAGTAAATTCCAGTATGTAGACATACTATTGGCAATATGCTGCTTCAAAAACCTAATTAGAATAGTAATACCTAAAAAGTCGGCCGCGTTTAACATTTTGATCATAAAATCATTATCATTATCAATATCTCTAAAATAGAACATAGCAAACTCATTTTGATCATCTTCAAAACCATCACCATCAGCTTGGCGATATAACAAACGTTGCTGATATTCACAAAATTGAATAACTTTTCTTAATGTTTCACTATCAATAGTATCAAGCTGAATCATTTCTGAAGCATCAACCTCCATATATACTATTGTTTCAAACATATTTACAATTTCCGGACGTACTCTAATCACAATAGAGTCTTTTGTAAAAAAAGAAATGTTGTTGCTATAATAAGCACCTCCGCGAAGTCTGTGATTGTTTTTTTGTATTTGATACATTCTTATTATATATAAATATAAATTTAAATTTTATACAACTACTAGAATCAGTAATTCTTATTACACTTAATATGACCAGTAATAATCATGTGATGTTTTATTGTTTTAACTGATAATAATGCCATGCCAACAATATTATCATCGTTGCATAAATAAGTTCGTTTAGTAAGATTTATATTTATTTTTTCAACTACATCACTAAGTTTTCCATAAACTAAACAAACAATTTTTTTACTACGATCATCTTCTTTACTTGTTGTACATAATGTATGCTCAGAATCAAGTAATTTTGTTTGGTTTATATCAACTAAAAAAGTAGTTCGTGAATACTTATTACATTGAAAATCTTGTAAATCATTTTCTGTATTACCATCAAATCTTTCTCCAATAAATTCTAATCCTAATTCTTCTTGTAATTCTAATAACATTCCATCGTATGTGTCTTGACCTATCTTACACTTACCAGATATTCCTACCTGAATATCCCAACTTTTTTCTACAGTTTGTGTGGGTGTAATAATTTGAATTGGACAAACGATCCAATCATCATCAGATAAAACCTGAATTTTATATTTTAAATATTTAAATCCATACATACTGATAATATGTGGTATATCTGGATCACCGTATTTTATAATTTGCCAGTTAGTATTTACATTAACACTTCTACCCTGACCACAACTTAATGCTTTTTCTTTCAAATCATCAAAGAGACAAATAAAAACAAGATCTTCAACTGACATTATTTATTTATAAAATAAATAAGTAATAATAAAATCTCAATTTTATAAATAGATGATAGAAAGTGTTGGAATTATTTATTATCCATTAAAATCAGTATGGTCTGAGTTTGGTTTGATAAGAGTAAAACCGTATTTTTTTTCAAAAAATGAAATAGATATTCAAGATACAGATTATATTTTTATAACACACGAGCAAGTACTTTAGATGTAGCATCTAATTCAAAATTTCCTTCATCAGTTAAATAGTTATGTTGTATTAAATTATCACGCCAATTGGCGTAAGATATTATACATATTGCTATCATTAATAATAAAACACTTCCTATTAAAAAGGAACGATTTTTTGATTTTACAGAACATTTTTGATTATTTGCATTCTCACAATCCTCTTGATCTTTATTACATACCGTCTTTTTTTGATTATAACAACTAATTGGCGACGTTGGTATAAAAGAAAGATATACAAAAACACATCCGATTATAATTAAAAAACCTGCAAACAAATAGAAATTAAACAATCGTCTTTTTGATTCGATTTTTCCGACTTCCGCTTGAAAATGTAATAAATTTTTTCCAGAATTATTACCCATCTTTATAATAATATTATTATTAAAATATTTTTACATAATAAACAAGATTAATAAAATCAAAGGTTTAAAAAGAATAATTACATAAAGATAAATGTCAGTAACAAAAACTTTATCTTTGACAACCGGAAAACAACTGTTAGACTTAAACGGTGGATCAATTAATTTTGATCTTACTTTTAGTGCAAAAAGTCTAGACAATTCTCCCTTTGATGCTATTGTAGTAGACCAATCAACGTTAGATAGCAACGTTAATTTAGATTTTCAACATGCAAATGATGGTGTTATTTCTGCAAATATTGTAAGTGATAAAAATGTATATCAAAATTACTATCTATGTCTAAAGAGCGATAAACCATGTCAAGTAGAAGTTGTAATTGATAAAAAAGAAATTAAAGCTAATTTACCTCCTCTGAACACACAAAATCTCAAACCTCCAATAAAACCAAGTAAAACAAATTGGATGTTAATTGGTGTTGTAATCATATTATTTGCTCTATTGGGGGTTTATTATTATTATTACATATACAACAAAAAAAATATTAAAATTGATGATGTGCCGTATTCAAATAAAATATTTGATACATCTACTCCACCACACCAATCTAAAGAGTCTGAAAATAAAACAAATTTGTCAGAAAGGTTAGCTAATTTGCTTAGATAATTTTAAAAAGACTTAAAAAGACAGATAATTTTATTAAATATGTCATCATTACAACAATTATTGTCTAGTGGAATTGCTTTAATGGAAGGAACACAACAAAACAACGTTTCAGGAGTATTGGGTGATTTTCTTCAAGCTCAAGGAATGAATATAAACGATTTTTGGCAACCATCCGTAGATGTTGTTGAATCATCTAGTATGATTACTGTGTATATTAATGTCCCAGGAATAAAAAATAATAGTATTGATGTAGATTTTTTTAATAATAGAATTATTGTCACAGGAGAAAGAAAGAAACCATTTTCTGATAGAACAACTATTGTAAAAAGTGAAATAATATATGGTAAATTTGAAAGACAAATAATAATCCCTATTAGTGTTACAAATCGAGAGAGTGTAAAAATTAGTTCAAAAAATGGTGTTCTCATAATAGTTATAGATAAAGAAAGAGAAGAAAGGAATCGATTTTCTATACGAGTATCTCCAGCAAGAAGTGAAGATTCTGAATAAATTATATAAACAATTTTATATTTCTTAACAAAATATAAAATGGTATCAAATGGACCAAATTCACAAAGTAATAATTTTACACATATGTTTGATTTTGTTGATTTAAGAGGCAAACCTATTACAAAATTTCAAGATAAGAATTCTTTAATGGGTATTATTAATGACACACCTACTTTCTCTAAATTTAAATATATTGTTGAAAAAGCAATGATGTGTGATATTTTTGGATCAATGCAAACAAATGCGACTTTATTCATACCTTCTGATAACGAAATATCAAATTTAGAAGATTTTTTTGGTCGTATGGATGTTAGTTTGGCACGTCATATTATAAAAACATCAATGTTAAATAAAAAAATAACTTCTGAACTTTTGGAAGACAGCCAGTGTTCAATTTTTAATACAAATGACCCTTTTAACAAAATATTAATCAGTAATATTAATGGAGAAATTTATATTAATAATACTATAAAAATTATTCATAAAGATATTATAGCAAAAAATGGAATTATACATGTTGTTGATGATTTAGTATGGCCAGAATATCATATGTAATTTTACAAAAGGCTAAATACTCTTATCAAAAATTTTTATCTTCCGTTGCTCTTATTCTTATGAATTAGTAAAAATTCATACGTTTAACATTTTTGATAGAACTTACTCACTAAAAGTATTATTATTTTAAATAAAATTGGACAAAAATCTTTTTTTGGACAGATTATGATTAAATTCGTTAAAACGATAACTATTTTTATTCTAACTCTATAAATAGGTTGTCAAATCTTTCAAGTATAATTTGCATTTGCCCAGGTTGCAACAAAAAAGAACCAAGTTCTGAAGTAGGTGTAAGGCCAGACTGATAGTGACGAGTTTGTGCAAACAGAATTGTTTTCACCACTTCATATGCTGTTTTCTTTTGTCTATTTATGCTTTCCATCACTGAGTCAAAAAATGTATTGCGTGCTTCTTGTATACTACTTGGGCGGAGTGTACCTTCAAATAACAATAAATACGCATTTCTGCCATCCATAAGAGCATTATCAATAATTTCTAAAGGTAAGTTAGGAAATTTTTGGTTTAAATTATTTCTAATTGTATCTGAAATCTCATATGCAACAGCAAAATCAAATTCTGAAGGTGCATATGCATTACGATCCTTTTTTTTAAAAACTTGATATTCATCATCTGGTGGTTCGTCCCAATCAGCAGAAAAATCGGGATCATATTCGCGATCGTAATTGTCGTCAGGGTCATAATATTCTTCCCATTTTTGATCTTCTAATTTATCGGCATCACTTTCTATAGATTCTTTCATCTCTTTATCCGTGATGTTTCTTTGTTTTGGACTAGTTAATAAATCCATATAAGTTTTTTGTTTTAAGGGTAGGTGTTTGTCAATTTTATCGTATAAATAAGTTGGTATTTTACCAATACGTGGTTTAGGTTTTTCTAACAGTTGTGATGTCTTCATAAAATCAGATAAGGTGTTTTTTTCTTTTAGCAAAGGCCTTACTGATGACGACGGGTTATCTAATCGAGTTTCTTTTGTAAGTTTATTATAGTAATAAACTTTATCATTTTCGTCAAATACTTTTACCCAATTATCCATTTATAAACACCAATCATAATAAAATTTCTAAAAAAATATTTCTTATCGATTAAAAAATTAATAGATTTTCAAACGTGTATATCAGAAAGCGTAATTTATTACAAATCTTTCAAGGCTCCGCAATGTTTCTTCTATTTGTTACAAGTGTTTCAAGATTTGGCAATGTTTCTTCTATTTGTATAAAATCTTCCCCATCTAAATCATTTGATGAAACATCTAAATATGTCAAACGAGGTAAATGGATAAGAGTATCCAAAATAACAACCATTGATTCTTTATCAATATTTGTGACTCTTAAGATCAAAGTGTTTAAATTAATCATCTTACTAATAATCGAACAAAACATATCTATTGTATCATGATCATCTTCGGATGATAGAAAATCGTTAAAAGATACGTCCAGAAAAGTAAGATGTGTCAAATGATGTAATCCAGAAATTCCTCGAGGTCCATGAAAATTATTCCATTTTAAACTCAACGATTGTAGATTTGTTGCTTGTTGCAATGGTCGCCACATATATTTAAGTTGTGGGTTGTCATTAATAAACGTTTGTCTGGAAACAGAATAAGTTGTGATATTCTTAAGAGCTTTTGTATATTCATCTGAAAATTCATCTTCATCAAATTCTGTATCAGATACATCTAAAGTACAATTATCAAGTGATAATTCTGTTAATAATGGAATTTTTTGCAAAAAGAATACAAAAGGCATACAAGGTACTTGAATACCTGATAAAGTTATTGAGAATAAATCCTTGTTCTTTAAGAGTTCATTTTGAAATGTATTAAAATATCCTAATCGAAAGGAAAGATAATCTGCATTAATACTAAACAATGAAATAGTATGTAATATTTTTAGCATTTTATTTATAAGATTAATTACTCTGTTATCATATGAATCGGTCGCTGTCTCACGATCAATACTGTTATTTACGTATATATTAATAGATAATGGTACACCAAGATCACTAATAATACTCAAATCTTTAATAGATGGACTAATGACTGGGATATCACGAACGCAATCAATATTGCATGCAATATTTATAATAAAATGGGTACCATATTTTCTTTGCATAAACCTCAAACAGCTATCTGTATCGTACGTTCTTTGTATAGTAACAATTTCTTTTATTTCATCTTCAGATAATGGTCCAATAATCGTATATTTTTCTTGTTCACCAGATATATTTATGTATATAGTATCTACATTAGGTTCAAATGTATTATGTTCCAATTCTAATAATTCGGGATCGTCATTTTCAAAAAGTCGTCTGTATTCTTCTCCGATAAACTGTAATGATTTAAGACATTGTTCTTGATTTCTGCATATTTTCAAGTTAGAAATCAATATGGTGCTTCCATATTGACAATCATTAGAACTGATTGTTCCAACAACAGGACCCCCATTCAATCTTTGCCATGAATGTTGATAATTGATTGTATGCGACATAGAATCATTCGTATCAAGATAATAGATTTTATGTTCGCTTTGCAATAATTTTTTAAGTTGAATTAATGGTATAAAACCATTAAGCCCTTTAGAATTTAGTGTAATTTTTACATAAGGTGTATCGCCAAACGTATCCATTGGTTTATCAAATCTGCTAGTACGATTTCCTTCACCATCTTTTAACCATATATATCTTTCTGGAGGTGCCGTGCATTCATAAAACCAGTCTGATTTATTAGATACAGCTCTTTGAATATAATCTTTTGACAAACACATTATATCGATATCGTGATTTGTACTTCCTTTAGTAATCCATAAAAATGTATTTGTTTCACTTAAATATGTGTGTATATCATATGTTTCATGCGTAATAATATCAAAACATGTTGCATTTATTTGTTCTGGATCCATATTCATTAGTCTTTCATCAATATTATCTGCTTCTTCAAATTCAAATGAATCAACTTCTGAATCTAATGGTCCATCACCTCTTTGCCATCTATATCTATCATAATTTTGCTCGTATGGTATATGCCTTTTTTTATACTCTGCTATGTCTGCTCTTGTTATATTCAATATGTCTATTACGTATCTGAAATACTCAGGAGGATATCTTTTAACACCTGCTTCTATTAATAATTTCATATATATATCTCTATTAGTATTTATTCCATCAAAAAAAGATGGTGACATAGTTTTTCGAATAAGATTAGGTAGTATTGTTTTAAAAGCTTCTAATGTATATTTAGGCAGAGGATAAGTACATATTATCTTAAGTGATTCCTTTTTATTATGTCTACAAGAAAATACAATATAATTATATAGTTTTTGTACAATCCATTCTTCTGGACTTATTACATTTTTTCTTTCCTTTTCAAATGTATTCATTTTTGTTTCAGATTCATAGGTTATACTATAACCCTTTTGTATATATTTTTGTAATCTTTGTACAGTAAATTTGTTTAATGATACCAATAATTTGTCTACATAGTCCTTTTTTAATTTACCTGTTTTAGTCATAACTCCTTGTGGATCTACTGCAAATACATTTTGTCCATCGTACCATATTTCGCAAAAAGTCAAATCAAAATTGGTTACCACATCAAGAATAGATCCATCAGGTGGATCTGGTATGATCATAATATCTATATCAGGGAATATTTGTCGAGTTTTTATTGCTTGCTTTCTTTTTATTACTACACCATTTATTAAAGGGTAATCCCACGTCTGTCGTAAGAGAAATCTAGACAAAATATTATTTTTTCTAAAAAAAGATTCATCGTAGGATGGCCGTAAATAGTTGTATACTGTCATTTTATATGTTCCATTTGCGGTTAAGCTATCTACCAATTTAATTGCTTTACTTGCATAAATATATATATCTATATCATTAACACTGTCATCAGAATAAGCCGCTAATACAGAACCTCCTGCTATAATTGCTTCGGCTTCTATAAGACTCTGTTTTATAATATTCCAATAAGATCCAAAATAGTGATGCATATGATCTGTAAATATTGTACTATCTAAATTCATTTATTATACATAAATATTAAAAAACAAATTAATAAGTTGTAAAATTGAAATGGTTTGACAGATAAAAAATACTAATTAAGATTGATTTATAAAGATAAAAACAGCCTAAAAATGACTCAATCATCTCAATTTGATAGAATTTTGTTTGAAATTCTCAAAAGAAAAAGAAAATCTGTTCCAGACTTGATATTAACTGGAAAACGTTTTACTTCTTCTAGCAGTGAGTATAATATAATCTATGTAGATAAAACGTTACGAGAGACAAATGTATTTCGTTTCACAGAACCAGATCCAAAAGAATTTTGGTCACTTGGGTCTGTTAATTTTAAAGATTTTGAAACCGAATTACTATATTTAAAACTATTTACCAAAAGCAAAACAAATATTACTCAGGAAATTAATTTAGGTACTTCAGAAAATAAGTTTTCACATATGACAAAAGCAACTAGTATCATTAAAATTACTGATTTTGAAAATAAAATCTTTTATATGTACATCAAACTACACCTTAAAGCTCATTATGCGTTATGTGATGATGATAATGATTCTCTGAACTACCGAATTGTCTATTCTTCATCTTTTGATGATTTAGTAACTTTTATATACAAATCTAAAGAGATTCCTGACTTTTTGAATTCAGAAGCATTTATATCCAAAGAAGATAAAATAATTGAACAACTTGCTATTATTAAAGAACACGGTGATTCTTTTATCAAAAATGTTGAATATTCTGGTAATCTTGTATCACCTACTATTTTATCCGATTTGAATCATTTTGATGGAACTATTAACATTACCGTTAATTTTAAAATACGCACTATAACAGCATCTACTTCAAAATATACATATTCAACCAAATATAAACCAAAACATGAATCCTTTGTGAATGAAATTATTACAAAGGGTAGCAATACAATATCGGTTAAAATTTTTATTAGGGATAATAGTATTGATATTATCATCAGAAATGATATTGAAACATTAAAAAGTTTTTGTTTGAAAGAAGTAACAAACAATACAAAGTGTAATTTGCATAAAAAAATTAATGAAAATGAGGTTGAAAATGAGGTTGAAAATGAGGTTGAAAAACACACAAGAACCTATTGTAAAATACAATAATAATATTAATTTTTGAATAAATAAAAAGAACTTTCTTTTTATTTAACAACTGTTATTCCAAATATGTAAGAGCTTAATTAGACATTTTAAATGTAAATTATTTAATTGTTTGTTTTATTTTAAACAGCCAAAAAGCCGCACAAATAGTTACTGAAAACATTATCACAACGTAAATTAATTTTTTGATAATATTATTATTACTACTTGGAAAACTATTGAATATAGTTGTAACCAAATCATTAATACCTAAAGCAACAGAAAAAGATAATGCATTAATAAGAACCAAATGGACATTTGTTAAAATAATTGTTTCATCCTTTTTTTTTTCTTGAGTCATTTTATTATATATAATAAAAAAAAAATATATTAATTATACTCTTTTAAAGCTAAAAAGAGCACTTATTTGAATATCAGGATTTGGAGTATAAGGACCATATTGTTCTTGATCAAGAACTTTAAAAAGTTCTCCATTCGGAAGATGAACTGAAAAGAAAATGCTTTCATTTGGCTTAAATTTAACTGTTTGAACCATTCCATCTCCGTCAAGTTTAACAAAAGCAGAAGCAATAGGATTTTGAACATCATAAATAGGCACACGAAAAATCATACTTGTAGCATTTGGATTATTTGAATAAATAGTATTTTTCATGCCGACATTTGCTCCTGAAATATTTGTTAGCTCAACGTATAAATAAGGATAAAAAGCTATACGACTTCCGAATCCGCAGTTTAAGATTTTGTTTGGTACAATAAGATCCATAAGTTCAATTTGATAACAAACAGCTTCTTGTTGCGATACCATACTTCCTGTATAAACAAATGGATTGTGATTATCGTGTGAAAATAAAAGTAATTCAAAAGGAGGAGTCTTAATCTCAAAATCAAAAGCCGGGCTAACAAAAACACTGCGAAAAGTAAAATCATCACCTGCAAGTACAGCAGGTGAAAAAAATCCATCGATTGTTGCGGTTTTGGTTAAATTGGGTTCAATACCGGTAACCGTATAACTAATAATTCTTTTTACATCTGTTCCTCTTTTAATATACGCATTATTATAAAAACCATTTATGTTAGATGCATTATTTGGGAATAAAACAGTAGTTGTACTGCCACCAATTGCTTTGCCAGAAAAAGTTTCATAACGAATAATTTTTCGTACTTCTTTTTCGATTTTTATATAAGAGTTTTGATATGTGTTTTGTTGATCGGAAAATGTATCAGGTAAAGAAAAAACAGATTTTGAATAATTAGTGTTTTCAATACTGTTAATCTTTATTGGAGCTTGTTTACGTATAGAAAAGGTATGCGATAAGGACCAGTTTATATTTTTTTTTACTTTAACAAGTTTAGTAACTGAATCATATCCTAATATATTTTCATATGAATTATGTGTTTCATTATATAAAATACAGCCAGGATATGCATTAAAACCAGGACGACCATTTGGTACAAAAAAGTAATAATAATCGGTAAGTGATATTGAAGTTGAATCGCTAATTGAAATAGTATCCAGATCTGTAAATTTTATTGCTCCGTCAACTGTAATTTGGTAAGCATCCGTACTAGCATTAATTTTTCCGAGCCAAACAAAAGAACTAATTCTGCTAGCTATTGTATTACCTGCTGTTGATTGTGTATCATTTTTTAGAACAATGCCGTTATAGTAACCATCGATATTGTTAAAAACGTTAGCAGAAGGCGAACTGTCGTTAACAACTTTAATTATTGTTTTTTGATCACTTGCGTTTTCAACATCTACATTTTTAATTGTAGCCACAATTTTTTGTGAAGGAGCAATGTTAAAAGTAGAAGGAGACCATGAAATTCCTATAGGAGTCGCTAAACTTACAGGATCCTGTGAATTATGCATATCTTTTCTTCCAGTTTGAGAAATAATAATTTCAAATTCAGATGGATTAGGCCATTCATTTCTATTACGATAAGAAGAATCAATTTCAATGTATCTAGTATTAGACATTTATTACTGTAAATATAAAATTTTAAGTAACAATAAACTTTTTATAAAAATAATTTTATTATTCTTCTTCTCTGTAAAAAGATTCTCTGAGAGAAGTAAGTATTTTACCTAGTTTGTTACGTCCAGTCCCGTCACCTCCATCTCCCCAAAAATAATCACCCCTAGTGTGTTGAACAATAGGTCTTAGACCTGTACGAATCAAATTTTCTTTTAATTCTGGATTTTGAGTAAATTTAGCTTCAAGAACTTGATACATTAATTTATTACATACTTGAACCCAATCTGGTCGCAATTCCGTTTTACGTCCTAAAGCTTTGGACATAATAGGACTTCTAGAATTTTCTAGATTTTCAACATATTCTCTATCTGTTGGATTTTTATAAGCTTGAATTGCAGCTTCTGAGGTTGGAAATGTTCCAAAACCTTTAATTGTTAATGGGTGCAAAGTAAAATTTGAAAATCCAGCTGTTATACCATTTTTGTAAGCTCTATAAAACATAAGCGGTTCAAAAAACTTGTACACAAAGTGTTTTTGATAGTATGTCTGAGGAGATCCAAGTTTTCTCCATTTTTCACGCATAATATTCCTTTTACTGTGAGATTTTGTTGTCTGTTCAAGAGCTTTTTCTGGCGTAAATCCAAATATATAACAAAGTAAACTTGCAACAACTACTCCAGACCTACCATGTCCTCCCTTACAATGTAAGTAAAGACGCTCTGTTTTTTTTAACGACATTATGATGTCTGAGACACGAATTATAAAACGAGCGAATTCTGTCCAGTCTTTAGGTACTTGACGATCAAGAATAGGAAATAATATTTGTGTCTGATTTGTTGTGTATGGTGTTATTTTTTTTTCATCTTCATGCGTTAAATTTATGAAATATTTTACACCCTCTTCTTCAAGCTCGTTGACTGCTTCTTGTGTTGGAAAACTTCCGAATAAAGCTCTATCTTTAATAAAATAGGAAGAGCGATCCATTTAGTTTCTATCTTTTATGTTATAAATCATAGAAAAAATCAATTTTGATTTTTATGTGATCAACTATTTATGTTATCAAGTGTTTGTAAATCTGGACCAAAAGAATCTGATCGTAAAAAACTATATTGAACAATCTTGTAAAGTATTTTGATACGAAAGATATTGAATAGAATAAATTGTAATATTAAAAATATTACAATTTTTATAGTTGACTATATTTAAAAATTTACCCATAATATTTCATTTACAAATACACTCAAAAAATGCATATTCACAAACGCAACATAATTGTAGATTTCGTCTGCAAATAGGACATGGTATTCCATCATCAATTACATGCTCATTGTCATCGTCTGTAAAATCTAGTTTACTTTTAACATATATATCTAGACATTCCAAACAAAATCTATGTTCACACTGCGTTTCCTCAAGCATATGCATCTGTTCATCTTTTAGACATATCGCACATTTTTCGATTGGACTTGTAATTAAATAAGCAGAACAACTACCTTGACAGTCTGAATGTCTTAAACAAACATCTTTTTTACCAATTTTTTCAATTAATTCCTCAAATAATGAAAAAATAAAAGATATATAATTATGCTTATCTTGATTAGCAATACAATATTCAACGTATTTGCTAGTATGTTTACGAAACCAAGTAAATTTAAACTCTCCATTACGAAGCTTTTCAAGACGAATATTACCTGATTTTCGAGAAATATAGAATGGACTTATATCTAAAATTAATTTATCAGAATTAATAAAATCATCATATGCTTTTTGCGTGATTTTACTAGTCATTTCGTTTAATATTTAACGTTTATTTGACAAAATATTTCATTTTTATTTTTAGGTAATATAATCTTGTTTAAAAAGAGATACAATTTAATTAAAATGCTTACAATAATTACACCCTGTTATCGACAAGAAAATTTACCTATAATACTAAAAAGTATTCAGTTAGATAAAATTGCAAAATGGATTATCGTCTATGACACAACAAAAAATAAAAAATATACACATTGTTTTAAAGGTGAACCAAAAATTTGTGAACTTGATTGTGATCAAGCCGGTATTGCCGGTAATGCACAACGTAATCATGGTGTAAATTTTGTTAAGAAAGGTTTTATTTATTTTTTGGATGATGATAATATTATTCATCCACACTTTTGGGATCTTGTTGATACATTTGATACAGAACATTTTTATACATTTGATCAACGCTTTTTTGTACAAGATCCTTTTCGTACAACAACAAATTTTGTCTTTAAAGGCGCAGAGCCTGTTCTTCGTAAAATTGATACTGCTATGTTTGTAGTCCCAATATCTATGTGGACACCTTGGCGTGTTGAAATATATTATGCAGATGGACTCTTTATAGAAGATGTAGCTAAACAAAATCCTCAAAAGCACTGTTATATTCCTGAAGTCGCTTGTTATTATAATTTTATTAACGATTCCAAGAAATTACCAACATCTGGTCTTCAGAATATTTTTTTTATTTCGGATGTGGAACCACCTTTCTATCCCATAATTAATAAACATTATACATGGATTCCAATATTGGGTGAACTAACATTTGAAAGATTATCAAAGTTATATCATATTTATAAACCACTCGCTTATTATACATATTGTTCTAGTACGAATGTTTTAAACAAAATATTCCAGATTCGCAAAAGATGGATAAATATAACAGAACTACCTAAAGAATTAGATGTCTGTGGTAACATTTTTAATTCTATGTTTCCGGGTGCACACAAATTTGATTCAGATTGGCCATTAATGTCTGTAATTACAAGTACGTTCAATAGTGGTCACAAAATCTTACGACCTTGGCGAAGCCTACAATCACAAACATATCAGGATTGGGAATGGATAATTTGGGATGACTCCAAAGATGATGTTACTTACAAACAATTATTGGAACTTCAAGAAAAAGATATGCGTGTTCGAGTCTTCAAGGCACCTTTACATTCTGGTTACATAGGTGAAATGAAACGTCTAGCAGGATCAATGGCAATGGGTGAATATATTATTGAAATAGATCACGATGATGATTTTCATCCAGATCTTTTTAGATGGATTCGCGAAGCAGGTATTGCTAATCCAGACTCTGGATTTTTTTATACTGATTGTGCAGAATTAACTGAAGAAACGTATGAACCAGCAATATACGGAGAATTTTTTGGTCTTGGATACGAAATGCATATATTTCAATGGTCAAAATTTCATAACTGTTATGTTCCATCTATAAACGCAGCTGCACCGAATGGTCTAACCTTAAGCCATATTGTAGGTGTACCTAATCATGCACGAATATGGAGAACTTCATTATATGATAAAATTGGTCGTCATAATCCTTTACTTTCCGTTGCAGATGATTATGAATTGATATTACGCTCTTATTTGGCAACAAAATTTTGTCATATTAGAGCATGTGGTTATTATCAGTATAGAAATCGTGATGGTAATTTTACTTTTCATCGTAATTCTCTTATTCAACATAATGTTGCGAATATTTATCAACATTACAAGGATAGATTACCTCCCCGTTATTTTGATATTGAAGTTAAAGAGCAATGGCGTGTAGACGCATACCGTTATCCTGAAAATCATAAAATCTGGATACCTCCAGAATTAGAACTTGATGTAACTATTGCAATGATGAATCCATCTTTAGAACAAATTGAGGAAGAAGTAAAGAAACAAAAGGAATCAGAAAAAAGATTTCATATTTTTGTTGTTGGTTTATTACCTCCGATATCAGATGACATAAAACCTTACATTTCTTGGTGGGACATGAAATCAACTGACAATGCTGAAAGGCAAGAATATGTTAAAAGATTTTTGCATGTTAGTGGGGAACTTTTATTTATTTAAAATGAATTATGTACGTTAAATGTAGATTTAATAGATAAAATATATCTTTACAAATGGAATGTTTCATTTGCACTGAAAGTAATCCTAAACCTATTCATCTTGGTTGTGCTTGCCGTTCTGATTTAGGTTTTGCTCATGTCGAGTGTATGGCAAAGTTTATAAGAATATCTCAACATTTTAGTCGTAAATGCCCAATATGTAAGCAAAAACTTACAAGTGAAATGCTTCATTATTTAAATGCTTACTTTACAGGACAAGGTGATCTTGTATGTAATATTCAAGAACTTGCAGAACAATTACTTGTACACAAAATTCCTATAATTAGATTTCCTATTAATGATCAAACATCTTTTCGTGTCTCTTTATTAAATAATAACTATTTAGCATTAAGTATTTTAGCGTGCAAATCAAATAATGTAAATGAAGAATATTTTTTTCAAACATTATTAATTGATAAAAATGATCGTATTGTAATGTCCAGTATTAAAACGTTTAATAAAGTTGATACAAATGAACTGATTTATTATATTCAAAATATTATGAATTCTAAAAAAGAATCTTAATGATAAAAAACTTTTAATTTTATAACCTGATTATAGGTTATAAAATACTCTTAAGAATAAACCTACGAAAAGGAACTATGAATATAATTCTCTTCTTTGTATTTTTCAGACTTATAATTTGCACTTATCACTGCTAAAGTATTTTTTACCAACAATTAATGATAAAACAAAAGTAAATATGCAAACACCTGCAATATATTTAGATTTATTATTAGATTTATTATTAGACTTATTTGAAGAATACCAAGGAGACTTCTCTATCCATAGATCAGGACAATAAATATTTTTATGTGTCAACGTTTTTAACATATATGTTTCTTCAAGATTATATCCAAGTTTTCGATAATAATTACGAGTACCAATACCTGCAATGACAGACATTCTATTATAACCTTTGTTAATTGAAATGTACTCAGCAATATACATTAAAAACTTACCTATACCTAGATGTTGAGTTTTAGATGTGATATTATCCAAACCCTTTGCAATAACGCTACCATAAACATGAAGTTCGATAATCATTGCAACACGAACTCCGTCTGGATAAGCATCAGACGGCTTCTGTTGCTTCAAACACTCGAAAAAGACAAACTGGTTTGGATTTTCACCTCCATTAAACCTAAGTCGACAAAAACCATACAAAATATTTCTTTTTGAATTTTCTAGACTGATGAAGTATTCAGTTCCATCACATGCTTCATACTCATCTATAAATATCTTTGAATCATTAATATCAATAAACTTACCTTTAACCTCCCTTGCACGAATATCTGTCTCTAAACCTCCTTCTAACTTTACTTCTTTTGTAATATCACCACGCATACCAAGACGATCGGCACCACCACTAATATCCTTTTTACTAAAATCTCTAATTACTCTATTAATTCGAATATCATAAGGACAATGAGTTGAAACAAATTTCATTAATTCTTCAATCTTACCAACGTCTGTTCCATATGGAACATAAATTCCTTGACTAAGATCAGTTTTAGTTGCTCCAAGAGCTTTTGCCTTATCATGCCATTTCTTAATTTCAGTAAATGGAAGAACCATTGTAGGATACCATTTCCATTGATTTGAACGAAGATGAGTGTTTTTACTTTGAAGAAGTGTCATACCTTGCTCTCCAATAATAATCTTAGCTTCATCACTAATAGACTCAAAATCTATAGGTTGCATACATAACCATTTTGCCATTAACATATCAACTTCAAAAGTTGATCCCGGAAGGTCTGGCATCCAATGATTATCAACCTTAAATCCATTAACTTTCAAACGTTTATTAGCAAGCATTGCCGACTTAGTTGTACAATCTCTTCCAACATTGTTAAGAAGATTATCAAAAGGAGATTGAACTCCCATCTGAATACGTGTAACACCAAGACTTCGATAAAACTGCAATGTCTTCATACATACAGAATCTGGACGAGTCTCAAATGTGAGACCAATAACACAATGTGAAGAAGATTCATTAATTAACATCTCATCTTGAACAGATAAAGGCTCACGATGCGGAGACATATAGATATTAGCATTATAATATAAATCTCTAGTAAATTTTTCTATATAATCAGTTGGATATGCATCAATAGTTCCTCCTTCAAAAATTACTTCTAATTTATCAATATCATGCCCCATATCGTCTAGCTGATCACATCTAGATGTAAATTGAAGTCCGCAATCCCATCCATTTTCAGCACCACGATCGACTGCTGGTTCTCCTAGAAGATAACTTCTAGAAACTCCTTTATACCACTCAAAATCATCTCCATATTTTATCTTACGATCTTCGTCAGTCATTTCTTGAAGTTTAGTAATAGAAATTCCAACTTTGAAAAACCGTTCCTTCATTTCTTTTGTAGAAATTTTTGGAACAATAGTTGTAGTGTCATTTGGACAATATAAACAATTATGAGCACAAGAAAATTTTCCTGATTCTAGAACCATTGTAAGATTAATAACACCAGAATTAGATCTATTAGGCTTTGCCCGAATAAAATTTTCAAATTGCTTATCAACTTTAATAAGACCTTCGGATATACAGTTACGATAAATTTTTACTAATACGGTCTTTTGATAACATTTTTTCATTGGACGATTAAAGTAAACACGAACATAATTGTTTTTATTTTTTTCAGTCCATGTATTAGGATCATTAAATTTTTTCTTTACTTCATTGTACATTAACACCATTTGCTTACTAGCAATATCAATCTCGTCACAAGAGAAAATATACTCATTGAAGGTGATGCAGTCTTCAAGATCAATTGGAAGTGGAGACATTTTTATTTATCTAAAAATTATATATAGATAGATAGTTAAAACAATTTTATATTTTAAGTTTTATTTTATTAAAAGGACATAAGTACAAAAATTATCACCACTGAAAACTGAAACGTGATACTAGGATCTGTTTGCATCAAAAAACATTAATTTCTAACAGGTTCGTAATGACCACCAGTCCATTCTAAGTATATAGTTCTATCATATTGTCCAGATAATTGAATAAATTCAATTGATCTATTCCCACTATCTCTATTATTTAATACAATTATTCTTAGATTCCAGATATTACATGCACATTGTATTTCAATTGCACCTCCCCATGTTGATGTATTTCTCATATAATGAATATAATTATCATTCTCGTATTTTAGTATGTCTTTTGTATCTAATCCATCTATAATTGAATTATTTTTTTCTAAATAATCACATATTTTTTGTCTTATTTTGAAACTATCGTCTTTGATAAAATAGCTCAAACTATTAAATAAACAACTCATTTTTATAATATTTATATATTTATAAGCATACTTTACAAAAATTAAATTATTAAAAACTCAATTATGCATATAATTTTATAGATCGCGTTCAAGATATTCACCTGTCATTCTTGGATCTTTGTTATCATATATGTCGAGTCTAATTTAAAAAAATAACAGGATGTTTTTTCCATACTTATGAAATATTAGGTTAGAAAAAGTGGAAACCCACAAAAAGATTAAAATATTAAATATAATAAGTAATTATAAAATGGATAGTGATAACTTGTGGAAAAAACAAATAAGTGAAAAAAGTGGCAAAATATATTTTGTAAATACAATAACAGATGAAGTTTTTGAAACATCAACTAGTATACACGAAAAAGATTCATATATTAAAATTCAAACTATTGATGGACAAGTGCAAATTCCAGAAGATGCACTTGTTGTATTAAGACAATGGTCAAGTATTTTTGATGTTTTTAGTAGATGGAAGAAAGACAGTATTCCAAATGTTAAAGTTTCTTCTTCTTATTTAACAAGATTAATTTCTATTGCATGTGCTTCTTTTCAATATGATTCGATAGATCAACCATTAGATGATGCGGAATCAATGCGATTATATCATTCGATTGATGATCCACCATTGTTAAAATTCAAATTAAGAAAACAAATATATTATATGTTTAATTTACATACAAAAGATCCGTTTACGAGTTTTTACGATAAAGAAATTGGAATAACAGATCAAATGAATGAATTTTTTAATGAATTAACAGGATATAATGAATTCTGTGAACATAATAGGAAAGATAAATCTGATACGATTTCATTCTATGACACTGCTTTTGGGTGGTTTTGTTATGAAAATACTGGAAAAGTTATTGAGAGTAGCGGGGAGTGGAAAAAGAGAAGTGACGGTAGGTACGTCAACACGCTCACAGGATTTGTTTATCCGAGTATGCCAGATCCGGAAGAGCTTTCAGATAAATTGAAGGATGAACTAAGAAAAATGTGGGATATTCTCAACAAAAGCACAAATGAAGAAGACAAAAAATATGTTTCTGATCTTGAAGATAGGGAAAAACAAATCTTAATAGAAAAAAAAGAGCATGGCGAAAGAATTATTATTAGAGAACTAACATCTTTATGGAAAAATCTAGATGAAAATGAAAGATTAGAATGGTGTTTACATGAGATGGTAAACGCCGGTTTAGATATTAATTAAGACTTTATCGATTGATAGTAAATTGCATTTTCTTCAATTGGAATTAATCATAATCATTTGAATTATGATTAAAATACAAATGAATTTTTTATATTGTTTTATTATATTTACTTTGATTTTTCAAAGTATTTAATCTTTCTGTACATTCTTTTTGTTTTATTTTACAAAAATTAATTTATCACCTATACAAACGTCTAATATACATATCTATATCAACTTCAAAACGATTTTACACATCATAATACAAATGAATTGTTTCTATTGTTTTGTCTGTCATATTTTCTGGAGATGTCCAATATTTAATTTGTTCTTCCAAAGTATTTAATCTTTCAATCCATTCTTTTTGCTTAGATTTTTTTACAACACATATTCCATTTTTGTCACATCCCCAACACGAAGTGATATTTTTTTCATCTTTTTTATAATCATCTGGATTAAATCTGATAAATACTATCGGTCTATGTCCTAAATCTTGAGATAACTCCATTATCCTTTTGTTTTCACAGCTACAATCATAATCTTGGTGCTGATTTTCATCAATTTCTATAATTATAATCTGGTATAACATATCAAGAAGTAAATCTGGTCTTCTTCTCGAACAACCACCAGATATTTTTTTATCTGCTATAAAATCTAATTCAGAAAACTTTGTTTTGACAAATTCTATAACAGCATATTCTTTCGTTTTGTAATTGCGAGTTATTGGTTTATCAGGGAACAAATATATAAAACACCGTAGACAATAACCATCGTATTTTTTAATTTTGGCTTGAGTTGAACACCAATCACTCTTGCAAGTTTTGTGTATAACATCTATCATAGCATCGAGTTTGTGCGTAACACAATAAATTCCACGTTTTTCTCCAGCAAAATTATAACAGGGATGAGTACCACATCCATCATAAATACACGTTTTGCTTACAATGTTTATCATATCATCGAGTTTGTGTGTACCACAATAAATGCCCAGTTTTTCTCCAGCAAAATTATAACTTGGTTTAGTACTACAACAAGCCTCATAACTACAAGTTTTGCTTAAAACATCTATCATATCATCGAGTTTGTGCGTAACACAATAAAGCCCCCATTTTTTTTCCAGCAAAATTGTAACTGGATTGAGTACTACAACCCTCATAAATACAAGTTTTGCTTACAATGTTTATCATATCATCGAGTTTGTGTTTATCACAATAAATGCCACGTTTTTCTCCAGCAAAATTATAACAGGGACGAGTACCACATCCATCATAAATACACGTTTTTCTTTTAACATTAATCATACTAACGAGTCTGTGTTTATTACAATAAATGCCACGTTTTTCTCCAGCAAAATTGTAATATGATTGAGTACTACAACCCTCATAAATACACGTTTTGCTTTTAACATCAATCATACCAACGAGTCTGTGTTTATTACAATAAATTCCACGTTTTTCTCCAGCAAAATTGTAATATGATTGAGTAATACAACCCTCATAAATACAATACAAAGCTGATTTGCCTTGTACGTTAAAATTTGCTGTAATATTACACTTTTTACGCATTTTATATAAAAAGATACCAAGTTCATAATTAAAATCAACTTTATATTTTGAATTGTAAAATATTTTTATTTTACAATGTTTGTTTCATTTCAAAAAATTAAACACTAGAATTAATATTCTTTTTTACAATTCGCAAGTGTCTCCACTACAAAATTTTGATCCACTTGGAACATTATTTTTAACGCTCTTGTAGTCAATAGGTTTGAACTGACTCTTGCGTTTTTCGTATTCTTCAAATGTTAGAGCCTCATAAGGGGCCTGAGCATACCCATGTCCAGAATGTGGGAGCATGCTCACTGATTTCAGATTTGGTATAAACATTGCCAACATTTTTTCCACGTCTGGTCCATCCTTAACTTTGTCAAAATATATAGTGGCAGAAACACAATTATCTGCGTAATGTTTTTGCATCATTTGTACTACAGAAAATTGTTCCCAAGGGGACACATGCTCGCATGGTCGAACATCACCGTGGTCAATAACAAATTCAAATACATAAGTATTCTCAGAAACAATATCCTTTTCATGCGGCACACCAGCGGCTATTAATGAGGGAACTAAAGGTGATGTCATACCAATTCTCACACGACGAATAGCATATCGGCTTACTGGATAGTGTACTCCAGGAGTTGCACCTGCAAGAAGAGAAATACTTCCACTCGGTTTCACAGTTGTTACTCTAACTGCTGCTGGTACACCTGCTTCTTTAGCAAGACGAGTGTTTGTTTCACGAACAATTTTATAACCTTTGCGAAGAAATGTAATCATCTTTGTATAATTCATTTGACCCCACTCTTCGGAATCAGACTTGCTAGCCCATTGAGCAATTCCACTAATACTAACTCCGATACGACGATTTTTTGCAATTACAGCATTCGTTTCTGGACGATGAGTTGGGAGAAGAGAAACTGTCGATGCATATAAAGTAGCGTATTCGAGAGCTTTGTAAAACTTTTGCGGATCAGAGCACCTAGGAGGAAAAACCTCAGCTAAATTGCACAATTCAAAGTTCTCCAACGGAATTTCACCACAATTTGGAAATAACACTCCGTGCCATTGAGCGTTGTCATTATCAGCTTTTGATACAACAGCAACCGTGTGATTGTCATCAACTGTAATATTGTATACTGTATGATCACCATCGAGTTCTTCTATTTCAGAAATTTGATGATTATAATCATCTACCATTTTCTTAAATTCTCTCCACCCTTTTGCAATATAACAATTGTCACTTTTTCTGTTAAACCTGTGAGAAATATGTTTTGCTTTGCAAGCAGTTTCCCAATCAATTTTTGATACATTTTCCTTCTCTTCACATAGATCCTTGTAAATCATTGCCTGATTATGAAAATTTAGTCTAGCCTTCTCTTCAAATGTTATCTTTTGACCTTGCTTTCTACTTTCAATTGATTCTTGTTTAGTATTAGCACACGATACAGAACAATAAGCTTGCTCTCGTTTACTCCAGACAGTATAAAAATCTTCTTCACAATTTTCGCAGTTACGAATTATTTTTACATCTGTATCAGAAAACCTTGCTGTTTTCAAGCCCGATTCTTGAGCAAGGATTTCCACATTATTAGACTGTTCAATATCAAGTTTGCGTTTTAGTTGTGTCATACGAGATGCTGATTTTTCACGCATTTCAGGTGTTTGTGCATCACTCAACATTTTTCTATATTCTGTATTTGAACATCTTTCAACCGCTTTTGATGCAATCAAATCCTTTGTTTCTTGAGAATGTTTTCTGCCATACATTGGATTACCCTCTCCTCTGTATTGCTCATTATGATGAGATGTATGTTCACTAGGAGTTGTAATTTCTAAATTATCAGGATTGTTATTCTGTTTATTCTCATCCTTGTGATGAACTACAACTCCATTAGTCTTACAACACCCAGTATAGCTTTCTTTAAAATTTTCGTAAAACTTTTTTGTTTGATAAAATTCCTTAATCATTCTGTGTTCAACCAATTTTTTACCTTTTGAATAAACAACGACATAATCGTCCTTTCCATTTTTACATTTTTTAAACATTGGCAACGAATCATTCTTTTTCAAATCTTTTGCTTCTATAATTCGTCCGTCATTTGTCAAACACTTGTGATTGGGAGTGACGTCAACAAATTCTCCTTTATGATGTTTGCCAAAATGGATACGTAGCAATTTTTGATTATGTCCAGTAATACGTGGATTCCTACCCCATTTAATTGATACTTCCATTGTTTCCTTGTTAATTGAATATACTGGAACATCTTTACCTTCTTCAGCAAGTTGTTTAATACTAACACAATTTCGACCGTCAGCTACACCAATTAATGTATCTGCGCTAAAACAGGGGTTTACCATTGTGGCTTCATCTGGAAGTTCTTTACCAGACCTACCATACTTTTGAATATTGTACAAATTAATCATACCAGGCTCTCCGTTATCACGGATTCCACGAGCAAGGTCAGGAATATATGAAAAGTCTTTATACCCATTATCTGCACGTAGCACAACAGAGTTATTACTCAACCAACCAATAGCAGAGCGTTCTGGATTAATTTCATAATTCTTCAGATTCATAAAATCCTTGTCGTCTGCATATCCCAAAGAGATCTCAGCGGAATTGTGACAGATAATTCCATTGCAAAAGAATTCATGACGATTTTCAACTTCAATATCGTATGTCTCTTCTTCTACGTCTTCAACAACTTCAACAACTTCAATTGGGGTAAACGAACATTCTCCATACTGTTTTGCATATGCATCAATATTAAATTGCTTATTTGAATACAACCCATATAGAGTCTTAAATTTTGAATTTGTTTCAAAACTACTTGGGAAACCATTTGCATTTTGCGATTTGGAATTCACTCTAAGATCCTTAATAAGCTCTGGAATCTCTGAAAATTCTGTTTGGGATCTCTTGGTAATCAAACTCAAATTATGAACTTTTTGCCAGTTATCCTTTCTACTCGGATAATTTTTAGTACAAATATTCAACCTACTTTCAATACCACAAGAATAAAGGACATTTTGCAAATCACGAGCAAATTTTTCATAAACAGTAGAAACGACAATAATTGGTCTATTACCAGTGCAACCATCCCCATCTGTAACACCAGCTACATATGCTAGCTTGACATGATGACGCGCTTTCAAGATAAATTCAGGTACTCTAATTTCAGTATTAGCTTTCTTGAAGTTCTTATCAAAATACCACGCAACTTGTTTTGATTGACAATGAACCATTAGACTATTCTCATCTTTTCGTTTCTTGAGAGTAACATGAAGATTTTCCCCAAAGCGTTCAAGTTGCTCTCTAGCCTTTTCGGCGATATCCATTTCATCAATACCAAAAACTAAAGAAACATATGCATTAAATCCATTTTTGTTATAATTTGGATATGTATAACCGTCTGCATGAAATAATCCTACAAACCAAGCCATATCAGCATCCAATTCAGGAATAATAATATCTTTACAAGTTGTGCTATGAGATGATGGCTTTTCATAAGACCACTCTGGTAGAAAAGTTTCTTGACCTTCGATAAAATCTCTTGCACCAATAAGACGATCTCCTTTTACAAGTTCAGATGCCATTTTCCAAGTATAATCAGAATAGGACGTTGCAATTGCGACACGATGATTTGGTGTGCATCTAAAATCACCATCTTGTGTAATAATCTTTACTAACTTCTGAACTCCTTGTACAAATTTATTTGTAATTTTTTGATATCCATTAAAAGTCAACGCTTCTTGACCAATTTCTACATCTTTAATAGGAATCAACCCACCTTTTGTATGAACAAGAGCATCACCAGGGAGGCACCTTCTAACGTTACCAGCAACAACACAAGCACCAATAGCGTTAAAGACGTCTGCTACGAGACGTGTATGAGAGTACGGCTTGTCAACTTCAACTTCAACCTCTCGCCATTCACTTGTCGAATTTTCGACATCTTCAGACTTGAATTCTTTCCAAGTTTTAGAAGTACATTGTAACCTTCCAATACAGAAAGCATCAAGATAACTTTCAATACGATCATGCATTTGCTTAAGAGGATCAAATCCAGATGCTGTACCACCAAAACCCTTGATTGGTTCTCCATGTGCTCGAATTTGCGAATAATCAAAAATAGGAAACTTATTCTTACCGTAACGAGGGCTATCGATATATGAACACATCAACTTGATTAGACTTTCTACCCAACCTTCTCGAGAATCAGGAATAACAAAAATTTCAGAATCTTTCTTATCTGGCATTGTAGCTTCACCTCGCCAATTAGTTGTAAATCCAACACCTACGCCGTTCATTAATCCGTCCATAGTCCATTCTGCAGAATGAACAAAATCATCTTCTGTGTCGGTAGCACTGCAGTTATTCAATGACATTGATCCACGTTCATATGTGAAATCAGTTCCCATCATCCACAAACCTCTTCCGGGTGGCAACCATTCCATACGGAATAGAGAGAGAGCCATATTCCTCGCAAAATCTTGCTTCTCGTTATCGTCCCAAAAAAGAGACGAACGATAAAAATGCTCTTTGCGGATAGACATACAACCCTGAATAACTCTAATTACAACATCAGCCCAATCTTCATTATTTCTGCTGTATGTTCGTCTGAACACTAGTTCTCCAAGACCATTAAATCCAAAATTTGGAGTAAGCTTTTTCAATTCTTCACAAGTTGATTCATTTAACTTAAAACGTTGAGTAACAGGTTGAAACTTAGTTTGAGACATTTGATTTTTGTTTTTTATTTGGAAACAAAATCTTAAATATCATTTTTATTTTTGCAACAATTAATAAAATATAAAATATTTCCGGATATTAAGTAAAAATGAAGAATTCATACAAGTCTGTATCTGATTTTGGATTAACTGAATTATCTTTAGCAAATCATCCATTAACTTATTGTGTTGGTAATAATATGGATCAACGATTTTTACATGGTGGAAATCCATCATTATACGGATCTAATAGCGGACAATGTCAAAATTTTATGTCTGATTACTGTGCTTATGGGTGGGACGAGTTTTGCGAAACAGAATCAAAAAACCAAGACCGAAGTTTAGTTTCTCAAAGCCACAATGCTGGTGAATTATTAATAGCTAATACAGCTGCTAGAAAATATTTAATTAAGATGCATAATGCTATTGAAAAGCACGAGCCTTTTGATCCAACTGTTGCAAATTCTCCTATGATTAGATATTGGGTTACTGGTTGTGGAGGTCATAGAAGAGCAGAATATGCGGTAGATCCATCAACTATTGACAATGATATTTTGATGGATAAAATCTTAGAAAATCCAAAAATCGCATTTCATATTTTAGTTAATATTTATAATACTATGAAAAGGGATGGTACTTTATCTGGCTTAAAAACAACTAAATTAGGATCATTTTACAACTCACACACTTATTTTAAAGAAAAAGGAGGAGTTTAATAACTGAATATTTTACTTTCTTTTAGACTTTATCTTTTCTTTTAATTTATCTTTTAAAATTTGTTTATCTTTTAATTCTTTTTCTTCGTAAAATTTCAGATTAGAAATATCTATTTCCAAATTTGCTGCTTCTATCGCTTTGACGCATCCGTTCTTTCCTTCCTCGTAATTTCCCGAATACCACCCAGCAATTCCAAGCAAATGCCACCTTTTATATTCATACATTTGTTTATCAACAAAAAGAATACAATCTTCAGGATAAGCTAATTTACATGCTAACATAGCAAATATATAACAAAGATGCCAATTTCTATTTCTATAATGTTCTACTATTTTTAAAAGAGGTTCTACTCTAGAAGTATATTCAAAAGCTGCGAGATACCATTTCATTGACTCATTCCATTCTTTACCTATTACTTCTAATAATTCTCCACAACGAAACAAAGCTTGAAACTTTTCTTCCCAAAATCCTTCTAATGTAGAACGTAAAGAATAATATTTAAAAGCTTCTTCAGAATGACCCAAGCATGAGCAAGTTTGTGCTAAATAAAAAAGAGTTCGTGTATCAGTTGGATCATTGTCGTGTTCTTTTAAAAGAAGAATTTTATCTCTTTCGAATCTTTTTAAAGACTTATCATCATCTGCTGTTCGATCTTGATACAATACAACCTGTGGTGGCATACGTATCTTTTTGTCTTCAGAAGCCATCTCTTCTTGATCATTTTTAAATCTTGTGTTTTTCATCCACTCGTGGACTGAACCAACATATCTCCATCCTTGACGAGCTTTTACCATCCGTAAATTGAAATATTTAATATATTGGCCGCTCCACCACTCTTGACAAACAAGGAATCCTGTGTTTGGTAAGTCAATTGATTCTTTACAAAATTTTCTCATAGCTGACCCTCCTCTTAATTCATCATTTGAATCCAAAAGCAAAAGATAATCAATGTCTTCAAAAGAATCTGCAAAATCAAGAGATTCATTTCGGGAAGTTGAAAAATCAACAAACGTTCCTTGTTTCAAACGAAAAATAATATTATTCTTTTTACAAAATTCCGATGCAATTTCAATAGTATTATCTTCTGATCCGGTGTCATACATTACTATTGAATCTACATATCCTAAAACGCTATTTAAAGATACATGTAATCTTTTGTGTTCGTTTTTAACCATCATAAGCAAGGCAATATGAACATCATTTTTATTCATTTATCTTAAAACTCATACGTCTTTAAAATAATAAAAATAAATTATTTTAAAAATCTTACAAAT